TTCAGCACGAGGGCTGTAAGTGCCCCGGCCGGCGTGGCCCTTCGGAATCGCTTCGGCAAGGAGCCCGTCAAGTACGTTCCCCTGTCGCAGTTTTTCACTTCCAGGCAGCGCAAGGACGGCGAGGACGATGATGCCATTTATGGCAGGCGTGCTCGACCACGTAAAAAGAAGAAGGGCGCCAAGGCGTCTGAGGGCCCCCAGGGGCCCAAGCAGCCGGACACGGACGATGAGACCCGCAGGACGAAGAAGAGTCCCACAGAGGCCGTAGAGGCTCAGGATGGGGTATTCCTGACCGAGCCGCTCGTTGAGGGGAAGATTTGCTGGATGAAGGGATGTTCCAGCCCGGCCACGAAGCAGATTGTGTGGGCTGATGGTCGCGCCATCTTTCCCGTCTGCGATGCCTGCGTCGAGGCCGGCAAGAAGTACCTCAAGAAGAAGAACGGAAAGTGGGCCGAGATCGTTGCTGTCCAGTCCATCAAGGAGGCTGGAAGTGGGCAACCTGTTGCCCACCTCGACGAGTCGGCGGCGCACGTCAAGTCCATCGCCTTGATGCGGTGGCTCTCCAGAGCGGCCAAGGAGCTTCGAGCCGACCAGCATATCTACGTCGTCGGCGGTGCGGTCAGAAACTTCGTCATCGACAAGCCCATCAAGGACGTCGATGTGGTGCTCGACGCCGTGGCCCTCGGGCGCGGGCGCGACTCGGCGTGGTTCGCCAAGCAGCTTCAGAAGCGCATCGGCGCCAGGTCGAAACTGGCAACCAACCAGTACGGGGTGGCCATCCTGACCGTCTCGGGCGACTGGGAGGTCGATGGTCACAACCTCAAGGGCGAGGTCATCGAGATCGCCAACGCCAGGAGCGAGAGCTACGGCGGCGAGGTCGGCAAGGGGTACAAGCCCTCGGACGTGCAGGTGGCGCCCATCGAGAAGGACGTCAAGCGGCGGGAGTTCACGTTCAACTGCATGGGCGGTGACACCCTCATCCCGACCGAGATGGGTATCCTCCGGATTGACAAGATCGCCGACCGGACCGATGGGGATCGACAATCCATCGAACTTCGGGTCGCCGGGCAGGACGGTCCGGCTGTTGCCGCCGGGTGGCAGTATAGTGGTCATACCGACACGCTTCGGGTCAAGACTGAGTGGGGGCACACATTCACCTGTACCTATCATCACCCGGTCTTGGTGCTGCGGGGTCACGAGCACGAATGGGTTCAGGCTGATCAACTCGAAGATAGTGACTTGCTCTGTGTCCCAGTGCGTCAGATGGTGCGCCAGGCCCCGTTGACACTTGACTTGTCCGATCCGGTGCCGCCGAAACATGGTCGCCTCAAGGAGATCCGGAAGCCAGAGGTGATGACCCCGGAGCTTGCCTACGTCCTCGGATGTCTTGTGGCCGAAGGGTCCAACACGGCGAAGAGGGTGTCGTTCAGTAATTCGGACAACGCTTTCATCGCTCGCTACGCCGAGTGCTTTCAGGCTACGTTTGGGTTTGCGCCATCGCGAAATCAAGTGGTTGCAGAGGGCGACGTCCGGGTGCTGGATGGTGTCGAGTTTCGAGCGACTCGTGACGGGTTCGACATTTACGCGGACAGTCGGACCCTGGTGGGTTGGTTCGATGAGCTTGGGTTGTACTGTGGTGGCGCATGGGGCGGGAAGTCAGCCTCTCATCACAAGATAGTGCCGTGGTCGATTCTGGAGGCTGACGAGAAGAGTCAGGCTGCGTTCCTGGCCGCTTACCTGGAGGGTGACGGGTCGATCAGGCCGGACTCGGGGCGCATCACTTACTGTTCCGTTTCGCCGCATATCCGTCAGCAATTACAGGTACTCCTGGGTGCCCATGGGATACTGAGCAAGGTCAAGGGTCGATTCGTCTACGTCAATGCCGTGGATTCGGCGAAGCTGTGGTCGAAGATCGAAGCGTGGATGGTTACCAAGCGGTTCGACTACGACGGCGTGAGCTTCAAGTCGCGCAATCGTTACGGCGTCCAAAATGAGCATCTGGCGGGGTGGTTGAAGGGGCGGCGCGTCAGCGTGGGAAACAACACCGGGGCATCCATCTTTCGAACCGACGATGGTGACGAGGTGTCGCTGGCCGGGATGACCGAAGCTCTTCGGCGTCCAAAGCGAATCCTTCACGATTCCGTGGCTCGTGGGGACTACGACACGTTCATGGTGGGGCTCAAGATGGTCAGCCCGACCGAGTACGCCAAAGTTCAACGGCTCCTTGATCTGGAATACCAGTATGTCGAGGTGGCCTCCGTGGAGAACGCAGGACAGCAGGACGTGTACGACTTGTCCATGCACGAGGGAGTCGAGCCAGCTTTTGTAGCCAACGGGGTAATCGTCCACAATACGCTCATGTGGCGGCTGGCCGACCTGGCCAAGGGCCCCGACAAGGCCGAGATCATCGATCTGGCCGGCTGCGGCCTGAAAGACCTCAAGGCCAGGACCATGAGGTGTCCGTCGGACCCGGACAAGACCTTCTCGGACGACCCCACAAGGATGCTTCGGGCTATCAAGTTCATGAACAAGTACGGGTTCAAGATCAGCCCGGACACCGAGGCGTCCATCCGGCGCAACGCCAGCAAGCTTCGTAACGCCCCCTCGGCGGCCATCGCGAAGCTTCTCGTCGACGTCATCTTGAAGGAGCCGCGGACAGCGAAGAAGGCTCTCGGCGAGATGAAGCGGCTCGGGCTCCTCGACGTGGTGGCGCAGATGGCCCAGGACGACGCATCGTTTCGGGCGACCTTGAGCGGCTGGGCCAACGACCAGCGGGTGGCGCTCCTCTTCCACCTGCTCGACCTGGGGCTCCCTCTCAAGACGAAGCTCGGGGCCTTCGAGCCAGCCGAGCAGAAGCGTATCCGGGTCGTGACGGCCACGATGCCGGATGCCGAGGCCTCAGAATACCTGGCTGCGCTCAAACAGCCTGGTCGGGCGTGGAAGGACAAGCTCTTCTTCGCGGCCATGGCGGCCGACTTGGGCGCAACGGGGAAGGGCATCGGTAAATTGGCGCAGCGCGTCAATGGCATTGCCAGGGACGCCATGCTGTCGGACCCCAAGCTCGTGGGCTCGCCAGAGAAGCTCAAGCGCATCATCCGGGACGCCATCAAGGACTCGGGAGCCCGTTTTGAGGCCAAGACCCGCAAGTGCGAGTTCTGCCAGAGCCCGGCGACCCACGCCGTGCGAGCCCAGCCGACCGGCCTTGACGTGTGCGACGAGCACCTGAAGAGGGCTAAGGCACGACTTCGTAAGATGGGGTTCAGGGACTCGCGGATCTCGTCGCATAGGATGGCCACGGTCTACGGCGAGAGTCGCGAGAGGAGCAACTGCGACTTTGGCAGTAGCGCCTACTACGAATTCGTCAAGAAGAACCAATGCTTTAGGACCAGGGAGTTCGAGGAGTTCGTCACCGACCACAACAAGGCCGGTCGAGACAGCGGTGAGCTTCAGGACATCGCCATGCACGAGGTCGAACGCCTGGCGCGGGAGTTTGCGAAGAAGGTCGAGGGCATGACGACCACGGCGAACATCGCCACAACGCCGGTTCCGGTCGGCGCCGGGGATGGCCGCAAGTTCCTCGACTTCGGTCCTGGTCATCCATTCCATGGGCGCGATTTCGGTGAGCCGAAGAAGAAGCGGAAGCGGAAGAAGAAGCGCCAGGGCTTGTCGCAACGGCTCTCTTACCTGCTTACCATCCCGTAGCAACTGCCAGATGTGAGTGGTAGTATTGCCTCCAACCTCGTGGTGAGGAGTGGTGCTCTTGTATTGTCAGGGGCATCGTAGAAGGAGGAGGAGAAGGAGAGATGGACCAAATTACCCCTGAAGCTACCACCAGCACGGATGCTCCCACGCAAGCCCTTGGAACGTCGACGACAAGGCCAGGTCGTCACAGCAAGGCGGAATCCTCGATACGTCGGATGAGAGCTACAAGCCGGTCACCGAGGCTTCACCAGAGCGTGGAATCTATGGAATTGTTGGCGGGTACGTCGACGACAACGGCGTTCTGCACAACGAGGTCGAGCTTGAGGCCATGGGTGGTGACGAGGAAGACCTCCTCGGCAACGAGTCTGTTCCGTTCATGAAGCGGATGGATTCAATCATGGCCTCCTGCACGAAGAGGATTGGCACCATCACGGACGCGGCCGGGATCCACCGGGCCATCCGGGAGATGCCATCGGGTTCGAAGACTCATCTCTTCATATGTCTGCGGATCACTTCTCATCACAAGACTCAGAAGGACGTGTACGAGATGGAAGTCCGCTGCCCGGACAAGATCCAGTGCGGCAAGATCGGGTACTACAAGGTCAGCCTGCTCGACCTCGACCTCTTTCAGCCTGAGGATCCGACGGAGTTGGTCCACGAAATCGAGCTTCCGTACGCCGAGTGCAAGGCGAAGTGGAAGACGCTCACGGGCAAGGAGGACCACATCCTCACGCTCCTGACAGAAGCGAGCCAGCCCGAGCAGTTGAGTTTCGCCATCCTTGTGCGTCTGGTTGAGCTTGATGGTGAGCACGTCGAGCTTGCGATGACTGAATGCCTGTCCGGCGACGGCAAAAAGGTGAAGCTCAACAAAAAAGCCACCAACTTGCTGAGGAAGGTCAAGGCAATGAAGGCCGGAGACCGCGACTTGTTCCGTGGCGACTTCATGGACAAAGAGGCTGGAATCGAGACGGATATTGACGTGACGTGCTCCCATTGCAACATGGACTTCATGGCACGGCTCAACGTGGCTCAGGAGGCGTTCTTTTTCCCTCAGGTAACCTCGCGGCGCTCGAAGAGGAGACGCTCTACTTGATGGATCGTCTTCACCTTGGCTATCGGGACGTCATGGAGATGCCCATCGGTCGGCGAAAGAGGTTCTGCGAGGAAATCGAGCACATAGATCGCGTGAGGTCGAAGAAGAAGCCTAAGAAGTAGGTACGGCGGCATAGTGGGTGGCGGGGAGGTCGGGTAGATGCCTGGCGGCGGGATGGGAAGGATGGGGGAGGTCGAGACGGGGGCCACGTTCGGGTCGTGGACCGTCCTTGACGTTTCCGGCGTCCAGCGCCGTGAAGCCTATTACGACTGCCGGTGCTCCTGCGGGACCGAAAAGCCTGTCGCTAAGTCGTCTCTCCTAAGTGGTGCGAGCACTCGATGCCGGCAGTGCTCCAACGCCAGCAACCAGAAGGCCACGGAAGCTCGTCGGCGGTCCATCAATCCGGGTGCGACCATCGGCTTGTGGACGGTCCTCGAAGAGGCCGAGGCACGGAGCGGCAACCTCTACATGCGGTGCCGGTGTGAGTGCGGGGCCGAGCACGAGGTGATGGCCTCGACACTGCGACGCGGAAAGTCGAAGAGTTGCGCGGCCTGCTCTCGGAAGATGAGCCGGAAGAAGAATCGCGAGATGACCTCGAAGCACGGCGGGGTCCAGGCTGAGTACCGAGCTTGGAGCCGAATGCGAGAGCGGTGCAGGAATCCCAACGAGAGGAGCTTCGAGCGGTACGGTGGCCGGGGCATCAAGGTCTGTGAGGAGTGGCAGGGCGAGGGTGGCTTCGAGCGGTTCATGGAACACATCGGACCTCGGCCGTCGGTCAAACACTCCCTGGAGCGCATCGACAACGATGGCAACTACGAGTCCGGCAATGTGAAGTGGGCGACGAAGAAGGAGCAGCAGAGGAACACGAGACGAAATAGGCAGGTGACCATAGACGGGGTGACGAAGTGCGTGGCTGAATGGGCTGGAGAGTCCCAGGTTCCAGCCTCCATCATCTACAAAAGGTTGTATCGAGGATGGCCTCCTGAGAGGGCCGTATTCGAAGGGAGGATGTAGATGCCAGGGGGAGGAATGGGGCGCATGATGGGCTTTGGCTTCCTCTTTGGAGCCAAAGACGATGGTGCGGTCCGTATGACCGAGGACATCTCGGGCGGCATGGGTCGCATGGTCGATGCCACTGAGCGTGTTGGTCGTGAGTCTGCTGGCATTGGTCGTCTCGGCAACTTCATCAACGCCCTCAACCTTCGGCAGTTGTCTCGTGTTGGCGATGCCATGGAGAACCTCGCCAGCAGGGCTGGAGCCTTGGCAGGCGAGGTTTCTTCGACCTCGATGGAGTCCTTTGGGGCTGAGTACGCACAAACCTTCAGGGCGGCTACTGCGGGCATGGGTGAGTACGGGGCCGAGGTCGAGTCTGTCAGGGGTGAGATCGGGAGCCTCGCGTTCAACCTCGGCATCGGAGCCGACGAGATGTTGAGCTACGCCACCACGGTGGCGCGGAGCGGCATGAGCCTCGACGACTTCGGCATTGACATGAGGTCGGTCGCCGGTTCCATCCAGGCCAACATTCTCTCCGGCGAGCAGCTTGCCGGAGTCCTGACAGGTCTTGCGCGCGGGTATGATCTCGGGGCTGAAGGGGCTACGAGGATTCTCGACACCATCACGGCAGTCGGTGAGCAATTCGGTGTTGGGGCAGACGCGGCCAGGGCCCTTCCAGAGGTCATGCAGGCCGTTGACGCTGCTGCGGCACGCTTCCCGTCCATCGGCGAGAATGTCGATGTTGCCGTTGAGTCCATCACACGACTCGGAATCGCCCAGCAGCGACGCCTTGGGGGCACCTTCCAGGAAGGCATTTCGTCGGCCATCAACGTCTTCAACGAGCTTGCCGGTACGCGGCGGGAGATGGAGGGCCTGTTCACGGGCTTGAATGATCAGTTCCCGGAGCTTGCTTCCGAGATTGCGAGGGCCACCGGCAACGTCAGCTTGAGTTTTGACGCCATCATGCAGGACCCGGCCAGGTTCGCTGGGACCATCGCCAGCATGTTCCGGAGCATGGACCAGGGGAGTCCGGCGGCGTCCAGGCTTCGGGCCGTCCTCGAACAGATGGGGCCTGAGTTCATGTTCCTCGTGCAGGGTGGCGAGGAGTCGGCTCAAGCTCTCGAAGCTGCCATGGGTTCTGTTGAGGGGGTCGAGGGGGCTTTCAACAGTATGAGTCGGTCTGCGGGTGGGGCGACTCGTACCTTCGCCGAGTCCATGGAGCTTGTTGAGGAGAGCTTCCGACACCGGCTCGACCGGATGGCGAGGCGCCACTACCCAAACTTCGAGCGTGACGTCCTTCAGCGACAACGGCGTGCCTACCAGATGATCGGCGATACCATCGCCAGCGTGGCCGGCAGGAGCGGTCCGGTAGGGATGCTCACGAGGTCGATGATTGCATTCCGCCGCGGTGGTTTCACCGGTCTCGTCGAGGGGTTGTCCAGGGAGACCCGTGGGATGGGGCGGCGATTCGTCGAGGCCGCTGGTGAGGCGAGTCCTGCTCTCGGGGCTATTGCTCAGGGGTTTGTCGGGCTTGGGGAGAGGGCTCGGGACGCCATGCCGTTCTTGGACGGCGCGGGTGAGATGATCTTTGACATGGCCGGGCAGGCGCTTCCGACTGCAACTGCGATGGGTGCCCTTGGCCTAAATTTCGAGACCGTTGGACGGGGAGCCCGTGGCGCCGCAAGTGGTATCGGCAGGGTTGTGATGGCCCTTGGTCCGCTTGCCATCGTTGTCGCTATCGCGGCAGGTGTCTACTTGCTGGTCAGGAATTTTGACCGGGTTCGGGCGTCGCTGTTGAGCGCCGGTGAGAGCATCAGGGACTTCGGTGCCAACTTCCTCGATTGGGCAACCAACATTGACTGGGCGACCCTCGGTCAGCGCATTGTTGCTGGTATCGTGTCGATCTTCACGGGTGCTGGGTCGAGGCTCACAGGGATGGCCGAGGATGCCACCGGGGCCGTCTTGGACCCCGTGTGGGTGCAGATGGGCAGGAACATCCGAGACGGCATCAGAGACGTCTTCCTTGGCATCATGCACGCCGTTCCAGGGTTGGCCAGAGGCATCTGGACTGGCATCCAAAATCTGTTCTCGGACCCCGAGGCGTTGCGCCAGGCCATCACGGACAACATCGCATCCATAGGCGAGTTCCTCGGGCCGGCGTTTGAGAGTGCTTTCAGCACACTCGGTGACATCGGTGGGAGGATCTGGGGGTTCCTCTTCGAGAGGTTCAACATCGGGCCCATCACTGAGGCCATCCAGCAGGGAGACTGGGGTCGAGCCATCTTCGAAGGCATCATCGGCGCGACCGGCGCTGGTTTTGTCAGGCGGATCTGGGCGCATCTCTTCGGCGAGGAGGCTGTCTCCGAGGGTCTCAGCGGCATTGCAGGGGTCTTCGGCGAGATAGGCACTGGCATCTGGGACTCCATGACGACTTGGGTGGAGCTTGCGAGGCCCATCTGGAACGAGTTCATGGGTGCCTTCAGCGAAATCCAAGGTGTCTTCGAGGAGTTGTGGAGAGACACCATTCAACCGTTGTTTGGCGAGATTTACAACGAGATCGTGCCGTTCATCGAGGAGCTTTTCGGTATTCAGATTGCCGTTGGTGGCGTTGGTGAAGGGTTCGAGGGTGTACAGGGTGCGGTGAGGGGCTTCTTCGAGAACGTCCAGCGAGGGTGGCGGGTCATGCAGCCCTTCATTATGGAGTTCGTCCGGAGGATGTTGCCGCGAATCGTTGAAGGTGTAAGGAACTGGGCACGAGGTGTCAGGGTCGTCATCGGGGTGATGCGGAGGGTCTGGCGTGTGGTGGGACCTGTTTTGCTCAACATCGTGCGCGGGTTCCGCGTGATGATTGAAACTGCTTGGGAGTTTTGGCAGGAGACCTTGAGGCCTGTCCTTCAGCGTATTTTCCGTACATTCCGGCGTGTCTTTGTGCGGTATATTCTTCCGACGGTTCGTCGGGTGTTTACGACTCTCGGTAGAGTCATCAGAGTGTGGTGGCGCCGTCGGGTGAGGCCGATCCTTAGTGCGTTGTGGGATCGGTTCAGCAGGACGTTCAGTTTTATCGTTCGGACAGGCCGGACTGTCTTCAACTACCTCCAGCGGCACATCACCAACCGCATTCGTCAGGCGGCGATGGTCTTCCAGGTGCTCGGGGAGAGGTGGAGGGCCACGAAGGAAGTGCTCAGGGCTGGGTTCCGTGTCATTGCTGCTGAGGTCAACAGGTGGCTGGTCGTGCCGTTTTTGCGGCTTCAGGGCACCTTGGTTGGCATGGCCGACATCATCAGGCTTGCTTTCCTGAGGGTCAAGATGGGCGTCATGGATATGATGCTCAGTATCGTACAGGGCTTTCAGACGTTTTTGCGGAACATCACTGGAGTCGGACCGACCTTGGCCAGAGCCTTGGACCCTGCTGTGACGGCGATTCAACAGCGCATCACGACAATCGGAGGCGCGACCGGAGAAGGCGGCGAGATTGGCCAATTCATGGCCAGGACTGAACGAGAAAGATTGTCGCGTCAGGGTCAAATTGACGAGGCCAACACGAGGGCTGACAGCGCCAGGGAGGCGGCGGCGGCGGCCGAGGTCACGAGGCAACAGGTCGAGCGAGAGGCTCGTGTCAGGATGGCTCACGCGGAGCGTATGGCAAGCGCAGCCCCGGAGCCACCGACGAGAGCCACGGGTGCGCCCACGCGCGCAAGAGGGGTTGCGGCACCTGCTGCTGTGGCTGCTGCTGGCGTTCCAGAGGTCATGGCAGGCCCAAGGAGGGGGGAGGAGTCGGAGCCCGGAGTGGCAACTTCTAGGCGCAGAGAGGCCGAGGAGGAGCGAAGGACGAGGGAAACAGAGGATCTTGCTGATGCCATTGCCATCAGTGAGTTCGGCAGCCAGGCCATCGGGCAGATGCGGGATGCGGTGCAGGAGGCTATTCAGAGGTCCAGGCGAACGACGCCACCACCTCGACGGCGAGGCGGGGAAAGGGTCCTGACGACAGACCCGTAGGAGTAGAAGTGAATGGGTGAAGTCAGCATCAGAAGCACGTCGAGGCTCAGGTTTGCTCGGTACGTCACGACCGGTGGCGTCGACTACTGGGAGCTTCCAGAGTACCCTGAGGTGCCACCGGCTCCGGACGACATCCTCTACACGGTCACCCGGAAAGACCGCATCGACTCGCTTGCTCAGAGGTTCTACGGCGACTCGACCCTCTGGTACATCATCGCCCTGGCCAATGACTTTCGGCTTGTGCCGACGGACATGCGGGAGAACATGCAGCTTCGCATCCCGAACGGCAAGCGTGTCTTCACTGAGATCCTGAGGAGTGCCAATCGGGGCGAGGAAGGGAAGTAGCTTGCCTGTCCTCGATCCCTCTGGTTTCCAGATCGCCGTCATCGTCAAGCGGAACGACGTGCGGTTCCCGTTGTGGATCGGCGGGGCCAGACGAGATGACTCCAGCATCTTCTTCGATCCATCAATTGAGTTTCCGGACATCCCCATCGTTGAAAGCATCAATATCGAGATTGGGATGGGCCTCATGGGGAAGATCGGCATCGAGATCTCGGCGCCGTATGACCTCGGGCTCGCATTGCTTCAGAGTCGGCTTTTCACCATCGGCAGCATCATCGAGGTACAGATCGGTTACCCGAAAATTTCCAGATTCATCCCGTGGTTCTCGGCCATGCAGTCGAAGCCAACTATCAACCTGAGCCAGGAGGAGGGTCTCAGCGCGACATTGAACGGTGAAGCTGGGGCTTTCGCCTCGATGCGGGTTAGTTCTTCTGAGACGTACGACGGCTCGTACGCGGACATCATCACCGAAATCGCGAATCAGGATTCCAACCAGTGGACCTTGAGCTTGCCGGCGCGGATCGGGACTGATGATGCCCTCTACACGTCTAGGCAGGGTGTCAGCCAGGGTAACTCGCCGGACTGGCCTTTCATCATGCGGCTGTGTCGGTTGGCGAACTGCGATGCCTACATCGCCCAGGACCCACAGCAGGCAGGACGGAATCGCATCGTGGTCCTTCGGCGCTCGGAGTCGATGGCGGGCACACCGAGGTTCACCTTTGTGAGTCGTGGTAGGTCAGATTTCGTCAACACCTTCCCTTTGCTTGAGTTCGAGTCGACGGCCGAGCAGGTGTGGCTGCCTTCCAATTATGGTGAGGTCACGGCTGCTGCCATTGATCCGAGGACTGGAGCAATCATCTCGACCACGGCGACACCTGAGCAGAGCGGGACGCCGAGGGGTCCTGGGGACAGCGGTGCGGGCGGAAGCCCGACAAGAGTCGATGGCACCACGGTGGCGCTGGCGTCGACCAGAAGGGATGAACGCGGAACAGGAGAGCGGTTGTCTCCGTCGCCGAGGGCTTCGGCGACTCCACAGGAGGTTGTGGCGTCGAGGTCAGAGGAGGGGCAACAGGGTGGCGGTTTGAACGCCAACATGACGAGCTTTGGGTTGCCGGAGCTTCTTCCAGGCGAGGTGATTCGTATTGCAGGGGCCGGGATCTTCGATGGCAACTACGGCGTCGAGACGGTCCAGCATGCTGCAAACGCCGAAGAGTGGACCATGAACGTGAAGCTCTTGAGCAACTCCCTCTTCAATGGTGAGAATCTCATGACGGGGATGAGCTTGCCGTGGAGAGCCTTCGGTGGGCGCGTCAACGACCAGCCGGCAGTGGAGGTTCCGGAGGCGGCGAGTGGAGCAACTGATACGGTGGATGCCCTTCTTTCTGACCTCGAAGCGGAGCCATCTCCGTTGCCAGACCTGACAGGGCTTGGCGGTGGCGGTGACATCTGATGGCCATTCCTCGCATGAGAGGCTCTCCTCAGTACAGTGCGACAGGGTTCCGCCGGTTCCTCGACGACATCCTCATGCACGGGCTCGAAGTCATCGGGCTCTACTATGGGTGCTACAGAGCGAAGGTCATTGGGGGCGTCTCACGGTTCAGATACCGGCCGTGGATGGGACTTCAGTGCGGGCAACCAGGCTTGCCTATCCCATCACCGCCATCGCAGGTCCGCAGTACGGTTTCAAGAGTTTGCCTCCTGTCCACACCGACGCGGTGCCGAGCATGGTCTACGTCATCTTCGAGCGCGGCAAGGTGGAGGCCCCATTGTGGTTCGGGGGGTGGTGGCGAGACGGTGATCTCCCGACCGACCTCCAGCCGGCCGACGCTCACGGGTGGTTCACGCCGGGCGGCCATCAGATTCTTCTTGACGACCAAGACGGCCAGGAAGTCATCAGGTTCAAGCACAAGGACGGCGAGACCCGCATCGAGTTCAACGCCCAGGGCCGGATCTTCATCGTCAACAAGTCCGGGCAGAAGGTCTACATCGGTGACGGAGCGGACACCGCCAACGAGCCGGCGGTGCTTGGGGAGACCCTCAAGGGGTTGCTTGAGAGCCTCATTGATCAGATCGTGTTGATCAAAGTACCAACGCCAACGGGGTCGTCACAGGTTCCGATCAATGCGGCTCAGTTCCAGCAGATTCGTGGGCGTTTGAACACGGTTCTCAGCCAGACCGTGGGCTTGAAGTGAGGGGCGAGGATGTCACTGATTTCAGCCACGCTTGTCTCTTCGCTGACGACCATCCTGGGGGCTCCATCGACGAGTGGCGCCGAGAAGGCCCAGCAGCTTGGAACGGCGTACCAGGCGTACGCCTTGACGGCTACGGCAGGAGTTTTGCTGCCAATCTTTGTTGGGATCGAGGGTCGCGTCATGGCGGCCAGGCTGACGCCTGTGCTGAGTGCAACGCATTCGACGGCGTACGATTTCGCGAATGCTCTAGCAGGCGGCGTCGAGGCATTTTGGCTTCTCCCTCCTGTTCCTTTCACGGGTGGGGTGGCAGCCGGTTTGGTTTCTGCCTTCATCGGAAAGAGTGCCTTGGTAGCAGCGGTGGCGGGTATCTTGGCAACACCAACGTCTTTGCACGGACCAGTGGCGATCCAGTTGGCGAGTGCGCTCGATGTGGCGACGAGGACGGTCACGGTGACCTTCGCGCCGCCTCCGGGGTCCACGGTGACCCTGCTGTGAGGTAGGATAGGTCGGCCATGGGTATTATCGGCATCAGCTTCCCCTTCCAGAAAGGGGTGACATCGTTCCCGAGGTCGTCGACCGATAACGATGTCATTGCCGAGAACATTCAGCATATTCTCACGACTCGGAGGGGCGAGCGCGTCATGCGGCCTGATGCTGGGAGTGGTGTTTGGGAGTTTGTCTTCGAGAACACCGGGGCAGTCCTGAATGCCCGTATAGACAACGACGTTCGACAGGCTCTTGCTGAAGGGGAGCCCAGGGTTGATGTCATACAGGTGAATGTCACCGAGGAGAAACGGACGGACGGCGACAAGGATGTTGTCGTTGAGGTGGTCTACTCGGTCAACCTCGACGTCCAGCAGACGACCGTGACACTCGCTGTGCCGTCGAGCATCGGAGGCTGAAGTGACGGAGCCGCTACAGACAGAATCACCTCAGGCCAGCATCAATAGGGCGAGGTTCGCAAGTAAAGATTTTTTCACGTTCGTCGACGACCTCATCAGCCGCATCCAGCTTCTTTTCGTCACGGAGTTCAACGACTTCGTGTCCAGCGGCACCGGGCAGATGCTCATCGACATCGTGTCATGGGCTTGCGAGACGCTTTCTTTCTACATCGACCGGCAGGCTTCGGAGAGCTACCTGGCCACGGCGCGGCTCAGGCGCTCTGTCAACCGTCTTGTCCGCCAGGTCGGCTACAAGATGGCCCCTGCGACGGCGGCGTCCGTGGACCTCGAAATCACGCTCACACAGGTTCGTGCTTTCGACGTGCCCATCAACATTGGCTTTCAGTGTAAGGGGCCGAATAATCTCATTTTCGAGGCCACCGAGACGATCACCTTCCCGGCTGGCGAGGGACCCCTGAGCACTCCGAGGATGTTGAGTGTTCGTGAGGGGACTACGAAGATCGAGCGATTTACGTCGGATGGAACCAAGAATCAGGCCTTCCGGCTTCAGCCAGGAACCAACCGCTACGTGGCTGAAGGAACCGTGTCTGTCAAGGTGGATGGCGCTCCGTGGACCGAGAGCGAGTTCATCACCTTCGACGAGACCGACCAGTACGAGATCGACTACAACATGGTGCCACCGTTGGTTCGGTTCGGTGACGTCCTGGCTGGCAACGTCCCGGCCAATACGGCCGACATTGAGGTTACTTACGTGACCACCGGCGGCAAGGAAGGGCTTGTCCTCGCCGATACCATCGACGACGTGGTGACTCCCCTCGTGGTAGCCTTCACGGACATTGGACTCAACATCACGAACCCAGACCCGACGAGTGGTGGTGCGCCCCCCGAGACATTGGAGTCGGCCAAGGCCAATGCGCCACTGTGGTTTGCAGCTCGCAATGTTGCAGTTGTCCAGGCCGACTACGTGTCCTTGTCGGAGAACTATACGGACCCCACGGCTGGGTCGGTGGCGGTAGCTCAGGCCTTTGTCGCGCTCGGGGCGAGCGACGACCTCACTTTGCAGAGGCTCCTCGACAACATCAGGTCCATCACCGCTCCTCTGACGACGACCATCAACGGTTACGTCGCACAGGCCGAGTCGGACCTGTTGGACCTGTCCGATGAGCGAGACAGTGCTGAGGTCGCGAACGGCACGGTGGCCACCAAGCTCGTTGGCATCGCTTCCGACTCTGCTTCGGCGCGGTCCTCGGTGCAGAGCGTCAAGGGTGATGCCGTTCAGCTACAGGCTCAGGTTTCGGCTGGCCAGGCGTTTGTGTCGGCGCTGCCGACGAATGCACCGAGCCAATTGACCATTGCTGACCGGGATACCATCAATGGCTACTTCACGACCATTGGGTCCGAGGGGAGCAGCATCAGCGGGGATGCCGACTCTGCCGAGGGGGATCTCGATGACCTCGACGACAAGGTAGACGACGCTCAGACGGCCCAGGCTCAGGTGGCCTCGGACCTGACGGCGATGACGCCGCTCATTACGAGCATCCAGGCCCAGCTCGACAACATCGAGGCGGGCATGACCACGAGTTTCGAGACCTCCATCGAGACGGAGCTTCAGGCCATCTACGACCATGTGGATGCGTTCCTCGCGTACGACTGCAAGAGCAACCTCGTGCAGGTGCCCATCTTGACCACGGACGTCGATGGTTTCTTCCAGTCCCCATCGACGGCCTTGATGCGGTCGCTGGAGAACTACCTGAGAGCCCGTAATGAGGTCACGCAGGTAGTCGAGGTAGTCGATGGTGGGGCGTGGCTCGTCGAGGCCATCATCACTGGGACTCTTGGAATTACTGAGGGGTATGTTCAGGCCACGGTGCTCTCGAACGTGGCCAAGGCGCTCGACGACCTTCTCCGGGAGCGACGTTTTGGTGACAGTCTTCGGCTCTCGGACCTCTACACGTCCATTCAGCCGGATCCGTTGACCGGGGTGGGTGGTGTCGACGGCGTGGAGTACGCGGTCTTCGCGATTACAGGGCCAACGGCATTCTTGAATATCAATGGAAATCTAGTGATAACGGAAAAGTACGTCATCTCCAAGGGGAGCGTGACGCTGACGGCAGAGACGGCCATCGACTGAGGTGACGCGATGCGTTGGACGCACTGGATATTGTACGGAATTTGTTTGCCTTGGGACCTGTTGGTCGCGTGGCCTGTGGTGCTGTTCGTTCGGCTCTTCTGGGGGAAGAACCTCCACTGGGAGAAGCCTCCCGCGTACACGCGCGAGAAGGGTGGCGGCGGCGGTCCATGCCTCGTCTGTCAGATACGAGACGGCTCTTTTCCGGTCACTCCTGGTCGGTTCCCAAAGGGGTGGTACCTGCGGGACAAGGACCCTGACAACCCGAGGCCATGGGGAGGCACAAGCCTCGGCCACGGCATCTTTTACGGGCCTACGGTGAGGATTGAGACGCAGGAGTGGACGCGGACGCAGGCGCACGAGAACATCCACACCGAGCAGGACGAAGTTGCCATGCTCAGGAGCTTCATCGTTGGCCTGGCAGCCGGAGTGGTCCTGCTGGCCCTGGGGCACCCGCTGGCGGCCTTGTTGCTCTTTTGGGGCATCTGGTTCTCGGGTTACCTGATGATGGGCGTGGCGGGCTGGCTGACGGCCGTGCTGCGTGGTGAGCCGGCCTACTGGGGGTCGACCCACGAGGAGAGCGCCAGGGCCCAGGATGATGGCTTGGCGGTGAGGTAGGAGCGATGGCTGCGACGTCTCCCAGGATGGCATGGGCCTATCCCTCGCGGGATGCAGACCCGTGGTATGACGAGTTCGACGACTTCGTGGTGGCGGCCGATGCTTCAGGGTTCGCTTCCAGGGAGGACCGGAGCCTCATTTTTGCCGGAGGCGGAACTATCGCTTGGACCCTTGGTTCCGAGACGCTCTCGTGGTCCGGCGTCATGTACGTCTTGTCCCCAATCACGGGCCGGCTCATTCAGGTGGCTTCGGGCTCCGAGACCCTCGAAGAGGGGGAGGTGCTCTACCTGTCTCTGACTCGGCAGGCGCTCTCAACTGTCTCTGTGTCGCTCCAGAAGGCCTCTTCAGTTCCGTCCAACGACCAGGACATCATTCTGTGCTTCCGCCGCGACAACCGTGTGTATTTTCGCACAGGCTTCAGTCTTGGCAACGGTGATACAGCGGACAGTCTCGCCCCGACTCCTGGAAGTAGTGGTGGGGCGCCCCTCGTGGTTGAGGACGAGGGCATCGGCATCGAGCCAGACACTCGCCTCGTGGATTTCGTAGGCGATGGTGTCACGGTCACGAGCACCGGGCCAAACGACGTACAGGTTGCCATCCCGGGGATGGAGGTGGAGAAGGACGGTGGCTCCATCGAGACGGCCGTTGACACCATCGACTTCCGTGGGCCTCTGACAGTCGTCAATGTGGCTCCAGAAGAGGTCAGGGTCACCGTCAACGGCCTCGACGTGCAGGACGAGGGCGGACCCATCGAGCCAGACGTCACGACCATGGATTTCATTGGTGCGGGCGTCACGGCGGCGAAGACCGGAGCAGGCGCGGTGTCGGTCACCATTCCCGGTGGTGGTGGTGTGGACCCGAATGCCATCCATGACAACGTAGCGGCAGAAATCTCGGCCGTCGCCCTGAAGGGTGTGCCGACAGTTTCGGACTTTTTGCTCATCGAGGATGCGGCGGCCGGTGATGCCAAGAAGCACATCACCATCGGTTCTCTTCCTGGGGGTGGCGGCACCAATCTCACCGAGTATGACTGGGCCTCGGGCTACCTCTACACGCAGCTTGCAGTGCCGGTCGAAGAGACGATGGGTAACGGGCGGCTGGATGGTTCGCAGATTCAGGCCACGGCGTATTTCAGGGCGACGTGGGACCCGCAGTTCGGTGCTGTTGGAAATGCCTACATCAGGCTCTACGACCTCGGGCCTGCCGCTGGTCCTCCGGCAGCCCCGGTTCTCATTGCGACCCTGACCACGGCGTCGAGCGGTCTCAGGTATGACCAGCAGGCTCTCGCGGTTGGAGGGGCTCCCGGGGCGAATCAGATCGCCAACACGCCGAGGATGTACGAGGTCACGGTGGACCAAGGCTCTCAGGTCGGAGACACGGTTGACGTCGGGTCGGCCGGGATTTCGGATAGGTAGGAGGAGGCGGGATGTCGTTCTATGTCAGCCGAAACATGGGGCCCTACGGAACGGTTGCCCTCGGGCTCTATGATTGGAAAGAGTTCTTGAAGAACACGGGTGGCACGAAGGACTGGAACGTCGTTGCCAGCGGGGATGGATTGGCCGCCTTCTCGGCCTCTGGAGACATCATTGCGAGCGGGGCCATCGGGGCTACCGGCTTGGACAACACCAACGCCTGGATTGTACTCGAAGACCCAGACGGCAATCGTCAGATCAAGCTCTACAGATCGACGAATGGTTATCGGTGGTATTGGAGGTACTCGAAGGGCAAGAAGTTTGCGCTCCACGGAGTTGGAGATGGTATTGCGCTTACGATTGATGCCACTGGGACGCCAAACATTGTCCTGACAGATTCGGCCGGTGAGTTCACCTCGGATGTGGTCGGCAAGAACATCACGATCATTGGAGCAATCAATCCGGCGAACGACGGCACGTATCCTATCACGGCTCAGACGGCCACGACGGTCACGTACACCAATGCAGGAGGAGTTACCGAGAATTTCGCCGGGACGTGGCACATCACCGACGGGACTGCGGTGACATCTCCTTCAGCGGACGACGACAAGTCATTTTCGCTCAACAGATCAGTGTCATTTGTTGGCTATCCGTCCAGTGGTTCGTACTACATGCACATCGTTGCGGAGGGAGACACGCCGGACGGTAACGTTTATCCGTTCTGGACGGCCATGAGGTACACCGCTACCGGGAATCCCTGGGGCTTCATCATGATGGATTGTATTGATGATTCGTTGTCTCCGGCTGCCGATAGCGATAAGGCTCTTTTGGCGAGTTCTGCGAATCAGGCTCTTGGATACAACTCCGGCACCTATTTTGGTTACGGCAGTCCGAATTCTTACCTCAGTGGGTTCATGCGGTATGGTGAAGCAAACGAGGAGTGGAACGCTTTTGGGTATTTGAACTATTATTTGACTGGTGCCGTGGTTTGTCCGAATGCCCTTGGGTCGAACCCAGAGGATACCAAGTACGCCGTGCTTCCTAACTTCGTGGCGAGGACCGGCGGTATCGTAAATGGCATGAAGGGTCAGTCGAATCTGACGAGGTGGAAGCCGATCAACACATTCGGGTATGGCGACGTCGTCTATGACGGGACAGATTATTTTCTTGTCATTGATGAGACGATGTTACGGGGCTGGCCGGATTCGACGGGGCCGACGATTTAGGGACTGGCGATGGCCTTCTACACGGCGGATCAGAGTTACTATGACTACGTGACCCCGGATACTTGGGGCGCGAAGTACGGCTTGAAGCCTGGGTACGTTTATGTTGGTGCAGGTGGTGGCGGCGTGACCGAGTATTGGATGAACAAGTGCTGGGACCCGGGTGGTCCTGCGTGGGTGTTCTGGGAGACACCGAACGCACCGGACCCGGCCGGGGCCTCGTACCCAGACCCGTACGCCACGGGCTTCGGGGGTTGCTCCGACTACCGGGTGGCGTTCAAGCGGTATCAGTAGGAGGGGCAGGATGACAGCGAACAGCCCCAGGATGGGATGGCCCTACCCCGCACGGGAAGATGACCCGTGGTACGACGGGTTCGAGGACTTCGTTCAGGCTGACGATGCTTCTGGCTTCGCCCACAGGGAAGACAGGAACCTCTTCATCACCGGGGGTGGTACCTTGTCGTGGGATGCCGGAACGGGCGTCCTGACGTGGACTGAGGCCATCCAGCTCGTTTCTCCGACGACAGGGTTCCTCCTTGGTATCGCGGCTGACTCCGTGACCATCGAGAACGGCGAGGTGCTCTACGCCGTATTGGTCCGTCAGGCGCTCGAAGCCAGGACCCTCACCAAGGCCATCGCGAATTCGGTGCCGTCGAACGACAACGCCTTCATGCTGTGTGTCAGGATCGGCAACAACCTCCACTGGCGCAACGGCCTTGTGATGTCGAGTGGCTCGTCGGTGAGTGGAGTCGGTTTTTCGGGTTCTGGCATCTCTCTCAGCATCGAGACGGGACGTGCAGACTACGTGCAGGTGAATCCCACGGTCGAGGAGGTCGTGGGACAGTGGATGCTCGACGGTGCTGTTGTTGCTGGCGGTGTGAGGTTCAGGTGCATGATGCGGCCGACCTTCAACGCGGCCGGGTGGGCGCGCGTGCGCGTGTACGATCTCGGAGCCGTCGGGACCCCCGCGGCGGCTGTCGAGATCACGGATGACGCGACGGCGGCCTATCGAATGCAGGCAACGACTTCTGGCCTTGTCTACCTGGAAACGTCGGTGATGACGATAGGGGTCTCCCCGGGCGTTGGGCAGATTGTCAACGCCAGGAGGATGTACGAGGCGACCTTGGAGCAAAGCTCCTTGGCAGGTGACACGGTAGATTTCGGCTTCGCTGGCGTCTACGTGGGGGTGTAGCCGTGGCCATCGTCAGAGACCTCAACCGGGCTTTCGATAGCGGAAATTTTTTGACCTGGCAGGTGAAGTTGTTCCTGGAGGGTCTTGGGTGGACGACCGTTTCTACAGGGTCGGGTGGCGGCGGGCTGTATTCAGCAGTTGGCGAGGTCTGCACGGTCCCACAGTACGGTAATTTTTGTACCCTCGGAACCGAGTGGGGGTGGAACTATTGCTGGAGGGTCTTGGAGAGCCCTGGACCACGTCATGAGCAATGGTTGTTCAAGCATGGAATTTACTACGGCGACGACAACTCATGGACGATCTCGTACTCACCGGACGGGAACTTCACGAGGACTCCGACGAATGCGCCGTCGGCGACTGTTGCGCCGACGTGTGCTGACGAGCATCAGTTGTACTCAGGGCTTTACGGGACGGACAAAGGGAACCTCGCGCTGTATCATTTCATCGGCATTGATGCGCCTATAGGAGCCGGGGCGTACGGGTTTGTTGTCGCCACGCTTGAAAGTCACTCTGGTTACAGCCCGAGGCCAGGGGTGTCGTTGGTTCAAGATCCATTCATGAATGGTGATCCTTCAGATCCTCATGCGTGGGCTGTTGGTGTTCCACTGAATTTCGATTGGGATTTGAAGCTCGCGTCACTCGTCCACGCCGGGACAGGGACGGAGTTTTGGGCGACGATTTACGGAGGGTCTTGGAGTGGTGGAGGGTTCTTGAATGCCGTTCATGGTGTTGGAGTTGACCTGAAAGAACGGCCTCTTCCTGTACCGTATGTGAGTGAAAATCCGAAGTGGGTTCCTGGGGTGTCCTACTTCTTTTTCGGTCCCGGGGTTCAGCGTCACTATCCACAGCGAGTTGACGGGGAGGACTTCGTTTACATCGGAGAGTTTTTGTTGCGTGGGTGGGACAAGACAGTTTTTCCGAGGACGGTCTGAGTTGAAATGGCCATCGTAGCTGCCGTGAACAACGATTACCGTGGAGGGACAGAGTGCCTGTGGAGGCTCAAGTCCGTCTTGAAAGCAGCGGGTTGGACTGTTCCATTTTCGGGTTCAGGTTCGGACATTGATTGTGGTGCTGGTCTTATATTGCCGGGCTCGTATTTTGGTGGGGACTTGCCAGCATGGGGTGTTGGCAACACAAGATTTTGGGGGTGTCCAGGACTTGGAGCTTTAGGGATAGGCACGGCAGCGGGGACGTCTCTTGGTCGTCCAAGGTCGTGGTTCTGCATCGTGGACCCGAATGGTCGAGGATGGTTCTTCGGGCGCAGCAAGTATGAAAATTCGGACAACGGGTGGTGTGTGGCCTACAGTCCGGACGGGTGGGTGTCGCACGGAGATGCCGCGTGGGACGATGGGACCCTTTATGGGCATCCTGTTTCTCCGACGGGTAGAGAGCAGGTGATCGTTGGGTGGAATCTCGGGTGGGAGGTGGATCAGTTTTTGTTGAACACGAATGCTGGATTCCCGGTAAATTCAAAATTCCACTGTTGGGCTGACTCCGCTCCGTCTGCGTCTGGTGAGTATTCGCTCATCATGCTCAATGTCTACGGTACAAATCAGACCCAAGAATTTCTTGCTCAAGACCCATTTGAGGATAGCTACGATCCGTTGAATCCGCATCCATTGGCTGTTGTTCGTAGCAGAAGCCTCCATGGTGGGCTCAATAAGTGGTTCGGGCAGACGTACATGCACTACGGGCTGGAGTCCGAACTGTGGAAGGTTTTGTGGGGAAGTGAGTGGAGGGATACCGGAGGGTTCTTGACGCCGGGCGGCGGTGGAACCGGAGCCGACGGAAAGGAGCGTCCCCTTCCTGTTCCGTATTTGTGCGAGCTTCCAAACGAGCACCCAGGCATGTCGTCAATGTTTTGGTGGAATCCGAATGGTTCTGCTGTTCATGCTTACCCAGATCAAGCAGATGGCGAGGACTATTTGTACGTGCAGGATGTGATGTTGTACGGCTGGCCCAACGCAGTGGTGCCGCAGTCGTACCCGTAGGAGAGTCATGGCGCTTCATCGAAATCTGAATCAGCCGGGTTATAGTTACAACCACTTGACGTGGTACATCCAGACCGAGCTTCTTGCTGCCGGGTGGATTGTTGCGGCTTCAGGGTCAGGCACGGGTGGTCTTTATAGCGCGGCCGGTGATGTTTTCGATAGGGGTGGCAAGAATCCTGTTCAAGGTAGCGATGTTACTGACATCGGTGTTGGGATTGGGCAGGAACATTGGGGTAATACGCTTTGCTGGGCCATCATGGAGTACCCGACTGCCGCGACGAAGAAGCGTCAGCTCCTCATGTATCGGGATGGTCTTTTCGGGACGGCGAGTGATCGGAACTGGAGGTTCTATTACTCGCACAACGGAGATTTCACTCGGAACCCGACGAATGTGCCGAGTGCGAACGTCTTCCCGACGTGTGCTAATGGCTACCTGATTCGCGATGCAACGATGTTCAACGTCGATGCCAGCATCATTCATGTCGTGGCGAACGATGTGCCCATCAATGGAGAGTATGGATTCTGGGGGCTTCGTGTTGTTTCTGCGAACGCCTTTGGAGGGATGATCTTCTTTGACCCGCTTCATTCAAACGAGGGTGCGCTTGCACCTCATCCGTTGGCTGTTGCTGGATCGGAAGGGAATCTGTCACTCGCAGGTATAATAGCTACACGCGGAACCACAGTGAACGCCAAGTGGGTAGCTGATGCTGGGCTTCCCTCTGAAGAGTGGAACACCATGGTGTACCCGACGCTGTACGGGCGTCAGTCGGGGCCTTCGGTTTATCCGGGGTCGGCGGGGGTGTCACCGTGGGATGGGAAGTCCAGGCCGATGATCATTCCGTGTCATGGGCTTCCGTTGGGCCCGAAGGGTGGGTACGTCGGGGTGTCGACGTGGTTCTCGTGGAAAGCTGTCGGGTTGAGGGACTATCCTGATCAGGCTGATGGTGAGGACTACCTCTACATGGGTGATTTGCTCTTGTACGGATGGGACAACACTGTCATTCCAACGGCAGTGCCGTAGGAGGCTGGTGTGGCCAAGGTCCAGGTAGAGATAGAAAACTACGGGATTCCTGTCTTTGCTGGCGGTGTTCCTCCGGTGCCGATTGACACCGAAACGATGGAGTTCGGGGTTGGTGGTCTTTTGGAATATTGGGTCAACAAGACGTGGGACCCAGGTGGTCCAGAATGGGTCTACTGGGAGACGAATCCTGATCCTGACGTAGGAGGAGCGTCGTATCCGGATCCACACGGGACTGGCTTCGGGGGCACCGAGGGCTATAGAATCGCTGCGAGACGGTATCGGTAGAAGGAGTAGGAGATGGTGAAGTCGGGGCAGAAGTCGCCGAAAAGAAGGCGAGACGGGGGCAACGGGGTGGTGAAGGTCACGGCCTCCTCGGTCATGGTTCCGGAGGACTTGAGACCCACCGTCAGAGAGGCGTGCGGGGAGGTCATCAAGTTCCAGGCCGCCGGGATGAACATCCGGGAGCAGTACCTCAAGAGGGAAGCTAGTGTCTTGGCTCAAATCAGAGCGGCTACCCATCGGCGTGATGTTCTCATCAGGAAGGTGCGCGATGGACTCGGTGTCCCTGACGACTGGACCTTGGTCGTTGAGACGATGGGTTTCCGGCCGACTGGGATGCCTCCTGTAGCCTTGCAACGGCGAGCGTCCGAGGACACCCCTGAAGAGCCTGAAGCTCCACAGACGCCGACAGAGGACGAGTAGGAGGGGTGTGAGTGTCGGGATTTGGACATTGGCCGTTCGGTGAGGGCCCGTTTGGCTCGTTCGACTGGGCGAAGCAAGTCCTTTTCCGGGACCTTCCGGAGATCGACCGGCGGCTTGATGCCGAGAATCCTGATGCCCCGCTGGAGACATGGGCTGACTCCTGCAAGCCTCTTTTTGATGAGCTTCTGACCTTCGCCCGTGAGTTCGAGACGCTCCGGGACCCGGATTATGTTCGGACCCAGTTCCAAGACCGTCTTTCGGTGACTTTGCTGTCTGCTGCGGTCGAGAAGAGTGGGCGGACCGTGCGGGTGACGGTGGATGACCCGGACCCGAACGATCCTTTCGTTCCGCTTGGGCGCACCTCTGTGGGGTGGATTCTCACCGATGCCGACGGTCGAGAGTTCACGGTCAATCAGGTCCACAAGCTCTCGAACGCCATCATCATAACCGGCAACATCTTGCCAACGACCGGGGTTTCTCCGGCTGGTGACGCTATCCTTCAGCCGCCGTCGCTCATCGGTTTCCTCGGAGGAGACTACGGCGTCAAGATTGACCAGCACGACCCCGAGGTCTTCCAACGTTCGATGGTCAGGAACGCCTGGCAGCTCTTCGGGATGAAGGGGTCGCAGAAGAGCTACGAGGTGGTCGGCAAGATGGCCGGCTACGATGTGGTGGCTTTGGCGCTCTGGAGGGTCAACCCGGTTCCGTCGGCGATTCCGGCTGGAAGCGTCTACGAGATACCACCTGGAAGCGGCAAGTATTACACCGACGTGGCCCCTGCGAGGCCAAATTTTGACATGGTGGCGGCCGACGTTATCCCACTCGACAAGTTCTGCTGGGAGGAGCCTGACTGGACCACGGACGGCATCACGCCGCCTCCTGGCCCTCTTCCGGACGGAACGTCTGTGCAGGATGCCATTGGCTCCTACACCCAGGGACTCTCCATCACGGGCTCGGTGAGCCTCGGGGGTGGTCTCTGGCGCATCATCGTCAACGGGGGTGCTGATCTTTGGCCCATCGCGTCACAAGGGCAGTGGCATGCGACCTTCACGGACGTCGGGGCTGACACCGGGCAGTTTTGGTTGGAGAGCACTCCTGTGGACATCGGTGGGGGTTCGTGGACCTTCGTCGTGATGGCTAGTGCGACCCCGACCTTCGGCACGACGGTCAACCTCGACTATGAGTGCCAAGAGGAGACGTCCTGCGACTACTGCCGGGCGAGCCTCATTCGTATCGAGGTCCGACCGACCGAGATCCTCAACGAGCCGGACGCGCTGCTCAACGGTATCCTCGAACGGTTGCGGGATCGCATCCTGGCCATCGTGCCAATTCACGTAAGAATTGCCGATATCGTTCACATTATCGGTCCCGTGCCGGTGGATGTCGGGGTGGCGGGGCAGCATCTCATTGTGACAGGTACCCAGCAACGGGCTCTCTTCGCGTACGCGCCCATTGGGTACTACTTCGACCACATGGCTGCTGACATGTTCAAGGTGGACCCGGCCCACATGGTCGTCACGCCATCGTTGACGGTCAGTGGAACCGGGGACACCATCGGTGGAGCACCTCCGGCTATGACCTTGACGGATGCGGCAGGTGGTTTCATGCCGTGGATGGTTGGCAAGACGGTCACTTTGGCTGGCGCCACAACCCCAGCAAACAATGGGCCTTTCACCATTACGAGCTATATCAGCCCAATACAGATCGGGTATACCAATGGGGCTGGATTTGCGGAGCCGTTCCCAGGAACGTGGTCCGTGTCGACGTAGAAGCGGGAGGAGGACGAGGTGGCGGTTTCAGCAGTCGTAGCGAACGGATGGCGTGAAATCCTTGCGCGCGTGTACGCGAGAGACATCACGCAGGCCTTGTCTGAGATCGTCCGCTTCAAGATCGGGGAGGGCGGATTCTCTGGAGGCGTTCCCATCACGCCTGATTCGACCTTCACCGACTTGGAGTCCGAGGGGGCTCCGCTTGCTGGTGGTGGGACGGCGACTTTCAACAACGGTTCGACGGCAGTCGTCGGTGTCGGAACGAGCTTCCTGGCTGATGTTTCTCCGGGTGACTGGATCAAGCCGGGGCCGACTTTCATTGGTGTTGGTGCAACGCCTCAGTCGGCAGGTGACCCGGGCTCCGAGTACGACGAGTGGGGCCAGGTTCAGTCAGTCACGGACAACCTCAACATCGTCCTCACGGTTGGGTACGCGGGCGTGACGACCGTGCCGGTCAGGGAAGTTCGGAAGGCCTTGGAGCCTTTCTTCACCTTCCGAAAGACTCTTGTGGCTGGCGCTCTTGTCTACACCAGCGGGTTGCCGGCCATCACCGAGGCGACCTCTACCGTCGCAGCAGGCGAGGCGAATCAGGATCAGCTACTCAACAACCCGGTCTTCTACGAGCTTGCTCTCTTCGACAGCAACGGCGTGATGGTCTGCTACTGTACGTTCGATGCTCAGACGAAAGTGAGCGGAGTGCAGCTTGTGACGATTCTGGATCTGACGTTCTAGGGGCTAGCGACGACGGAGAGGGAGAAGAAGCATGTCCACGACATTGGCAACCCCATCGAACACTCAGGTCAAGGTCCGTTGGGAGGAGCAGTACGTCTCCGAGGGGCTCAACAAGAAGCTCACCGGGGTCATACCTGAGGGCGTTATCCGAGGTGGCAGGCTCATCGCTCACCCGTCGATCAACATGAACGTCACCGTCGAGTCTGACACGGGCTCCGGCGACAGTGTGTTTTCGTACGTTGACGCCAACGGGCACCAATTGTCCTTTCGCCAGGTTGGCGACGTCAACCTGGACCTGACAGCCGAGGCAGGAAACACCGTCTACATCGGCCTTGAAATTGTCTACGTGATCTCGTCGGTCACTCAGGTGTTCTGGCGAGCTTACTCGGCTGCCGAGGTCGTAGCTGACCCGACGTTGCTCATCATCGGAAGTGTCATCGTGCCTGCCGCTGGACTCGTACCGGCTGGTGACGTTCGAGGAAATGAGCGCAAGGACGGTGGGCTCGATTTGTCGTCCGGGATGAGGGATTGGCAGCAGACCGTCGAGAACTCGGACTTCCAGCAGGGCAGGAATTTTGCTGCGTCGTCGTACTCGCGTGACTTGCCGAATTGGCAGTTGGACCCAGGCGCCCTTGGCACCGTGGGGCGCACGACCTCGCAGGCCAGGACCGGAGATGCAAGCCTCCAGTTCGTTGGTGCTGGAGGCGGGTCTCACGACCTGAAAGCCAAGCCGATCAAGCTCTTTTCGGTGCTCCCTGGTCAGACCATCAAGGTTTCTGCGTTCATCAAGGGTGTTTCGGTCGTTCTTGGATCGGGTGCTGGGGCTTCAGTTTCTCTGGCTGTGACTGCTCTCGATGAAGGTGGATCTGCCGTTGTCGCTGGGGATTTCTCCCTGTTTGGGTCGTGGTTCCACAGTGAGGATGGCACGGTTATCAATGGGTCATTCGACTGGTTCGAGATGGGCGGCAGGACGACCATTCCTGCCGGAGTGGCGTGGCTTGCCGTCACTATCACAATCGTTGATGGGACTTCGTTCACGGGCGACATCTTCTTCGACGACGTGCAGTTGTGGGTCGAGCCTGGGCCCGTAGCTGATTCCTACGACCGCAAGGACGAGATGGTCGGCGCGGATACGTACACGCCCGGTCTGGTCGTAACCCCGGCGTGGGGGCAGGACGCGGTAATTACGAGCTACCAGAAGGTCTTGGACCGGGCCATCAGGTTCCTTTGCAAGGACGCAGGAATCGCTACGCTCGAATACCTGATGGAGACGGGTGATGCGAGCATTTCCGACTGGCTCCTGAACATCACGAGGGGGCAACTCAAGCTGGGAGAGGGTCTCATCTCGGGCGTCGCCAGTGCGGCCAAGCCGAGGGGAATTTTGCCATTCCCCTTGGATGCGACGGCTCCGTACACCCTGCTATGGGAGATGCCGCATCCGACGACCGGCAAGAGCATTCGCATCTACGTTGCCGAGTCGCCTGTGGTTTCGACGTCAGAGCGGCTTGTTATCACCATCAATGCTCTGTGGACGGGCACGCAGTGGCAGCGTGACGAGAACGCCAACAACGCCATAAGGTTTGATTTCAGTTCGTCCGGAGGCATTACCATTTTCGCAAGGGATGCGACGGCTTCGGCAACGTGGATCGACACGGATTGGGATGATGGTGGCGTCAACAGCGAGAGAACGTGTTCGCTTGGCTTGGGTTTTTTGGGGTCGCCGATTGGCGGAAACCTGACCCTCGCAGACGGAATCCTCATCATGTCTCCGGCGGGCACTGTCACGAACCCTTCGGCAGGCAGCCTTTTGGCGTTGCCGAACGCGCTCTACGGGAAGAACATCGTCAAGTCGTGGGGCATGTTCCAGGTGGCCGCTGGGGTGCCAACGCTTTTGGGCGGTGAGGGGTTCAATATCAGTGGTTTGGCGGTGACGATTGGTGGTGAGCTTGACATTACCTTCCAAGTTCCAATGGCCAACGCAAACTACGCGACTCCATTGTCCATTTTCTCGGCGATAACCGACGAGTTCGTAGTGTGGAACCAGACGACGAACGTGTTGACGTTGGCTTTGGTGAACCACACATTGGGTAGCAAGTTGGACCTGAACATCGACAACGGCATAGGCGCATTCACTACGTGTGCGCAGCAGTAGGAGACGGTGACGCCATGGCAGTTGAAATAGTGACGCAGAATGGCCTGGAGGGCTTCACCGAGGTGGACCTTGGGGTGGAGGTCTCCGGGATGACCATCACGGTCAAGGCCGGAGAGGCCAAGTGGTGCGGGAGGGATGTGTCGCTTGCTGAGGACAAGACCTATGTGGTCGATGACGATCCTGATGGCAGGTCGGTCATGGGCCATCTCGTCGAGGAAGAGTCCGGTGGCATCAACGTCCTCGTGGACGAGGTTGGCCAGGACGACACTCCCTACTACTTCTTCGGGAGTCCGTATGTCTCGGTGATGCTGCTGTTCCGGTGCGATGTTCCAGGCGGGGCTTCGAGCATCGAGGACGCTTCCATGAAGACGTACAGGGTCGTGCAGCCACCCGGCCCAGAAGAAGGAGATGAGTGATGGGAAAGGCAATCTCAGGGAAGGCGATCAAGGCGTCGGACTCGAAGTACGTTGACCGCAAGGCTGCAAAGGTCGCCAAGAAGGGTTTCGTCGCGGCCTTCGATGGGAAGGTGTTCGCTGATCTCACAGGAGGAGAGAAGGACGACCTTCTGAAGGTCTTGGCCATCGCTGCTGGTATCATCAGCGAGTAGACGATGGTATCGCCTCCCGGCAACATTCTCTCGGCCATCACCCAGTTCCCTCAAGAGGAGCATCTGGCGAGGGCCTACCTCCAGCCGGTTGACATGGCTCCGGGTGAGGTTCCGCCATGGAGTAGCCACCGAGAGGGCAGTGCCATCGCTTTCCAGTATTGGCCCGAGACGATTCAGGACACACGGCCGGTCGAGTGGAGCCCACGTTCGATTCCTGGGGGGTCGCATCCGATCTACCAGTGGACCCATGGTGGCGAGCGGCGCATTTCCTTCACAGCAGTCTTCATGACGGACACCGCCCCCGATGAGCACCTGTTGGAGGTTGCAGACAACGCCATCGACGCCGTGACTTTCGGGGCTGGTTCACTCCTGGCTAGCAGTTCGTACTCCAGTCCATATGAGGCCCAGGCTGATGTGCCTCTCAGCGGTCTGGAGCTTGGAAAACGGGATCTCGATCTCAGGTCTGTCATCTCGTGGCTCCGGTGGTTCACCTATCCGACCTACGGTACTGGGAACGACTTGAGGGCTTTCGAACCGGCCAAGTGTCTTTTGGTCCTCCCGCACACGAAGCTCGGGCACAGTGGCTCCGACTACATCATCACCGTGATGACGCAGTGTGACGTCACGTACGAGGCCTGGTTCCCGACCGGATTCCCTCGTATCATCGAGGTCAGTTTGGAGTTCGCCGAAGTGGTTCAGACCCAGCGGCGTGTTCGCTTCCATGACCGCAAGGACATGCGTCCTGCTCAGGCTGTCCGATCCTTCCTCTACACGCGCGGAACACCCACCGGATAGACGGGTTCGCATTGATCTTGTAGAGTCGGGAGGGGTTGCGTGGGAAACCCATGCGAGCAGAATCCATCAATACACCAGAGACGAAGGTCGAGGAGGCCTCGGGGGTCATGCTTTTGATGATCTCCACGAAGGTGTGGGAGATCCTTATCGCTCAGGGTCGCGACGAGGGCACGTCTCCGGGGGATGTACTCGCAACTGCTCTCATGGCGTACATCGAGGAGCATGGCCACGAGGAGGCCAGGGCCTTGATGGATGGGTTTGGTGGGCAACCTGTTGCCCAGATGGTTGATGGGGCGCGGAGGTAGAGGATGCCGCTGAACAAAAGATGTGACAAGGAGGCGGTCAGTGACAACATTCGTCTGTGGCTCGACGAGAAGGCCGACGAGGCGAAGGCCGCAGGCAGGAGTCGTGAGGAGCTTCATCAGCAGGCCATCGCTGTGGCTCTGAGCACCCTCAAGAAGTCGTGCGGCGTTGACTACAAGGCCAAGATGACCCCGAAGGAGATCGTGGCCGCAGGGCGCAAGGAGGAGGCGTTGACGACGAAGCCTCCGCACACCGACGTCAGCAAGTACAGCCTCAGGGTTCACGGCTTCGGCAGCGAAGACCTCTCGAAGAAAATTGAACAAGGCATCCAGAAGTCGGCCGACCTGTGCAAGATTTCGCCGCCTGTCTGTGTTGGCAACCTCGGCGTTCCGCGTTCGAAGATGCCACAGCTAGAGCCCCAGCCGGTTGTGCTGCAATTCCTTCGTGATCTCAAGAAGGAGGGCGTCAAGGTCAGCAAGGGCAAGATGCACGTCGGCAAGCTCAAGGCGACGCAGCGTGGCATCGACGTCCGTAAGGCCCTCCAGATGGCCAAGGAGTACCAGCAGGGCAAGTTCCCTCGCATCAAGGACCAGATCGTCGTTTCCAGTGATAACCATGTGCTTGATGGGCATCATCGTTGGGCGGCGCTGGTCATTACCGACCCCAACGAGACCATGAACGTGCTGAGGGTTGGGATGCCAATGCAGGCGCTCCTTGCCAAGGCGAATTCCTACAAGGGGGCCGCTCGCAAAGGGTTTGGGGAGGAGGCTTTCGGGCTTGCTGGGCCTCCGAAGATTTTCAGTCTTGTGAGGGTCAAGCCGGCGACGGCGCAACCGAAGCGGCCGGTTCACCGCAAGGCCAGGAGTGGCTATGAGCAGCCATTCATCGACCCCGAGGACTTCACCGTTCGCGCGGTCGCGCGGTCGGGAACGGGTGTGAAGGAGGATGGGATGGGCGGGTTCTCGGACCTCATGTGTGCGATCCGCGAGGACAAGAATAAGGACCGTGATGGCGCGGTACGTCGGACTGAGTTCGATGTTGGTGTTCCAGCAGCGGAACTGGAAGATGATGGCCGCGTTCGTCTTCGGGCCTTCATCCTCGCCAACACATCCGTGGGCCACAAGTACATGATGGCCAGTGGTGGTCAGGGTATCGTCTATGCCGACAATCGCGGCCGGGCGGTCAAGTGTGCCATCAAAGACCTCGGTGATGGTGAGCTACTTTGGTTGGCCAGGCAGAAGGGCTGGGAGCCAGAGGTGCGTGAGCCCACCGCCGACCCGGGCTATCGGAAGCCTGTCACGGAAGAGGTCGAGGAGGACTCCGAAGCCCCTTTTGACCGTGGTGTTGAGTCTCTGGACGAGCGTCGGAAGCTCCTCAAGCCAGGAGACCGGAAGAACCTGGAGCAGAGCATTTGGAGGCGCATCGGGCACCTTCGGACACAGGGTGTTCTCGTGGTCAAACTGACGGACAAGCTTGCTGCGGTCGCAGGAATTGGTCGCAAGGGCAAGAATGTTGACCTCAAGGACGTTGCCGACGCCATGATCATCAGACTCGCGAAGCATATGGGGGTTGGTGGGATGGTTCCGGATTTGTCCGAGGACACGGATGAGGTCTTTGACTTCATTATCGAGAATGGCATTGCTGTGCTCGATGAGCGAACGAGTCACTTTCTCGCCAGGGATTTGTCCTCGGGGATCCAGCAAGTTGTTTACGCATACGCTCAGAACGCCACCAAAGCTGACGGGGTGGATGCCAGGAAAGCTTCCGACGCTGCGACGACCATGACGCCGGTCATCATCTCCTACCTCGTGAAGTTTCTCGGGAAGAAGCCGGTGGACGACCACATCCACCTCGTGTCCATTATTTTGAGGGCGGCTCAAGAGGCAGCGAAGGACGTTCTTGGAATTTCGGGTAGGCCTGACCGTGGTGGTGCGGATATCGTCGATATGGCCACCAGGAGGCTTGTGGACTACTCCGGTGGCAGGGCGGCCAGGATGTCCAAGCTAGCTCTCAAGAAGCTCAAGAAGGCCAGGACGCTCAACGATGTGGGAGAGGCCTTCCAGTCTTCGGCGTAGAATGGAATGGCAGGTTCTTTTCTGGTGGTGGGGGAGTGGGAGATGAACCTCGGGTGCCTGACGATAAAAAAAAGCGGAGCAGAGGTGTTGCTGTCAGGTCGACAATCTCCGACATGGATGCTGGGACAGGCGAGCGCGAGGCTTTGTTGCAAGATCCCGTTGCCAGTCCACCGCCGCAAATAGCGTCTGAGTTCACCCCGATCACCGACTTCAGGGAGCTTGGAGAGGCCGTCGGCGAAATCAAGGCTGACATCAAGACCGTCAAGGTCTCCGTCGACAAAATGGAACCCAAGCTCGACAGGGCCATCGAGGGCATCGTCAATCACCGGGCTCGTATCAAGGTTTCAGAGGCAAGGCTCAAGCGGGCTGAGGAAAAGGTCTCCTCCATCGCGGAGACCCCGCATTCGTGTTTTCAGTCCGAGACCATCGCTGATCTCAAAGAGGCCGAGAAGGCCGGGCGCAAGGAGAGGTCCGACATCTCGCAGGTCGTCGTCACGGCCAAGACGACTCTCGGGAACGTCACCGATGACGTCATCACGCTTGAGTCTGACAAACGAATAGGACGGCGCTGGATCATCGGTCTCGTGGTTGGGGTTGTGCTTGCGCTTGGTGGAGCTGCGTCCGGGATCATCATCGTCGTCTACGTCGTCCAGTCCAATGTGGATCACATGCAACAGGAGCAGACTAGGCTCCGGAACCAGATGGACGACGTTCGTATCACGGTAGCCAAGGATGGTTCCAGGGTTGAGGCTGCGGCAAGACGTGTCGAGACGGCCGCAAAGTCTGTTGCCATGAATGGTCACGCAAAGTTGCTCATCTCTGATGATGTGTGGTGCGATCTTTCTCATCGCGAGCGCAACAAGCTGAAGCGGCGTTATCCTTCTGATAGACTCCCCAGCAGGAGGTGCCCATGAAGTGCCCGAAGTGCCAAAGCCAAAATTTGCTGGTTGAAGGCCTTGGTAACGGGGAGAAGAGGCTGACGTGCCAATCGTGCGGATTCAGCCAGATTACCGACAACGAAGGCCGCAAGCTCCTCACTGAAGTTCCGCAGACCGACCAGAGGCGGCTTCTGACTGAGGCCAGGTAGGGGGTTGTCGTGGGGGTCGTCTGGCGTTTCATCAAGCGATGGTGGTGGACCTTCCTCGTAGGGGCTGCTGCTATTGGTGGTGTGGTCCTGCTCATCCTGCTGCCGAAGAAGGACGAAACGACGCCGATGCCTGGCGAACCGCCAAGGCGCACCTTCAAGGAGAGGGCCGAGGTGGAGGTCGAGCGCGTCCGGTTGGAGGGTGAGGTCGAGAAGGCCAAAGCCACGGCCACGGCCGATGTCCAGCGGGTTGAGCTTGATGTCATTGAGGAAGTAGGCAAAGAAGATCCTGTCGAAGGTCGTCGGCAGATTGCTGCATGGATGGCCAGGAACCTTTGATGGCCTTGCCGCTTTCCAAGCAGAACCTCGCGAAGGTCTTCAAGGAGCTGGATGAGGTCGCGGTAGCCGTGATGGTTGTCGGCACACGGCGGCCGAAGCTCATGCAGCTTGCCCGGATAGTGCTTCCGGTCAGGGATGCGCTCGTGGGTACTCGTCCCGAGGTTCGCAAGATTCGTGATGACCTCACCCGGGCTATGCACAACACCCGGCGGTCTCCTCTTCGGCAGCGGCCGGCGTCGAAGGCCATCAAGGCACTCGCGGCCGAAGTCAAGAAGGTCCGGAAGCTCGTCGATGGAAAGCTTGGGGATGTTCCGTCTTCTTTCAAGGTGTCTAGGCTGACGGCTATCAATACATGGGGCTACTCGGAGCGAGAGGCCAGGCCATTCCTCGACCGGCTCGACAGGGCCTTGAAAAAAGCCAAGGCCCTTGGTCTCGACAAGCAGGTGGTCTATGGGGAGGTCATTCTTGACCCTGACGAGGCCGGAAGCAGGGCTCTCTACTATGATCCTCACGGCGACCGGCTGATTGGCAATCCGTCGAAGGCGACGAATCGAGACTCTGAGATCGGCGAGGCCCTCGCGGCTCGTGTTTGGTTGGCGACCTTTGGCTCTGAGGAGCACACCGAGTTTGGTGGCATCCGGGCTGGATTCGATCCATTCGTTCGATTGTTCACGGACATGCTGAACGGCAAGAAGCTCGACCGTGGTCACGCGACCATCATGGCGACGACGACCGGCGTGAGGCACGCGGCAATTTCTGAGGACACCATTCCCAAAGAGCCTCGACCGAAGGGTGTGGTGAAGCTCACACCGATCTCCATCGAGAGAGCTATCGAGGCCATCAGGGAGGGCCGCGGGCGCACGCTTCACGGGTACTACATCAGGGTTGGAAGCATGAGCCACGCCAGTGGGCCTGGCTTCGTCACGCTCAAGCCGACTGGGGAGAAGGGGCCCGGGGTCACCTTCTACAGCCTCGGCCACAAGACGGCAGCGAGACGGGCTGCGAGGTTCGTCTACAATGCCGCCAAGCAGAAGGGCAGGGAGGAGGCAGTATGAAGCGTCTCATGGGGGTTTTGGCTCTTGGGGTAGTGTTCCTGTTTTCGATGGCGGCTCTTGGTGAACCGTGCCCGCCGGTCGACATCAATCTCTCCGTCGCGGACCAGGCCCAGGAGTGGTGGATGGTCCTGCTCGACTTCCTGCTTCAGCTTGTCACCCCAATCGCCATTGCTGTGCTGACCACCTTGGCTGGCATCGCCGTGCGGAAGTGGGGACACAAGCTGGACCATGAGAAGCAGGAGTCCTTGGTTCGCTTGACGGACAGCCTGATCACTTCTGGCGTGGCGTTCGCTGAGGAGCAAGGGCGCAAGGCCCTGAGGGTGGACAAGGTGAAGACGGAGGGGGTGGACAAACTCGTGATTGCAACTGATTTTGTTGCACAACAGCTCTCCTCGTCTGGTCTGCCCGGGATTGTGGAGTACGAACTGGTGAAGCTCATCGAGGCCAAGCTCCAGACAGAGCGGGCTCGACCAGACGGAGCTATCCGGGGCGATGGAGACAGTGAGTTCAAGCTGCCCGATGAAGAGAAGGAATCCAAGGAGTAGATCGGACCTCTACCTCGCGCGCTTGTGTGTGTGGTAAGGTAGCGTCGCATCGTTCGGGGAACAGGTCCCGGAGTGTGAAGAGGAGAACGAAGCCATGATCATGACCATCACGGAAACCGCCGGAGTGGCCCTCGACATCGAGTTTCGGGGCTGTATTCCCGCAACCACCATCGCCATCGCTGGAAACGCCACGTTCGGTGTCTCCATGGCGGATCTGTTCGCTCAGGCGGACGCTGGCAACCCGGCGTGGAAGTACCTCGACACGCTGGTGAAGAAGGGCCAGGCAACCATCGCGTTCGCCGCTGACGCCGACGACGTGAACGTCCTCGACGAGGCGAACGAGGTCTAGTCCTCTACCGGCGTCTGAATCTTCCTTCCGCACCGTAGGCGCCGGGGCACTCCTCCGGTGCTCTGCGGTGTGGCGCGTCCGGAGGTGGCCTGTGCCCGAGAGTCTCATCGAAGTCGAGGCAGATCTCATTCTGCATCTTTCAGAGGACGTGCTGTCTTGCGTCTCTGATGGTGAGTTCACCGAGGAGGCCATCGAAGATGTCTTCGTCGCCATGATGGAGACGTACGAGATTTCTCCAGAGGAACTCGAAGAGGTCATCGAGGAGTTCGTTGATGAGGACGTCGGACCGGACGCGATTGTCGAGGTCGTTGAGGAGGACATTCTCGATGAGCGGAAAGTTCTCAAAAAGTCCAAGCGCAAGATTCCTGGGGCTGACGACCCAGAACTCGATGAACCTGTAGAGCCCAAGCCCAAGCCAAAAAAGAAGATCAAGGTCAAGCGGAAGCTCCGTGGGGACGAGCCCGAGCCCGAGCCCGAGCCCGATCCGAAGCTCAAGGCGGCCGAGAAGGAGCCTGGCGAGGATCCCAAGAAGGAGCCCGAGGACAAGAAGGAAGGCGGCTTGATGCAGATGCTCAAGCATGCCCTCATCGGTGCTGTGAAGAAGATGTACAAGCAGCCCGACAAGGCTGGCGAGATCGTCAAACGCGGTCTCAAGCGGGCCGGCAAGAAGGCTGTCAAGCACCTCGCCCGCAAGGGCATGAAGATGGTCTTCGGCAAGTGGATCAAAACGGGCAAGGGCGGTGCGAAGAAGCCCGAGCCTCCGAAGAAGCCCGTGACCCCTCAGCAGAAGGCGAAGAAGGAAGAGCCGGGAGCAGACAAGAAGGAGGAGTCGGTTGGTCTCGCCGAGGAGGTCCGCGGCATCCTTGACGAGGGGCGGCGAAGCGCCTCGGTCCAGGCGAAGAAGGATTTTGTTCGGCAGGCTCAAGAGCGGCAGGGCGTGGTCCGGATGCCGCGCATCAACAAGGACGAGTATCCTACCATCAAGGGGTTGGAGGGGCCGTTCCAGTTTCGTGGTGGGCGCATCTTGTACTACGATCCTCGCAAGGGTCGGTACTACGACAGGAAGACGGATATGTACCTGTCGCGTGGTGAGAACCTTGGGAGGTAGAGATGGGACTGTCGCAAGAGCTTCGAGAGTCGATGGGTGATCTGACCGAGAGGGAGGTCATCGGCATGACCTTCCAGGCGATAGATGCGGAGTTGCACAACGTCAAGCTCCATGTGGACAGAGCCAGGAAGGCCAATGACAGGATGAAGGCGCGAGACCCCTCGATGCCCAAGACGCACGCCGAGTATTTGCCGAAGGCCATCCAACGAGACCTCTCGACGGCCGAAACGCACGCCGAGTACCTGCTGAAGACCATCCGGAAGGTCATGAAGTTTAGATGAGGGCTCTCCTCTCCGTCGTGGCTGTCGTTTTCCTCGTGGCTTGTGGGGCTGCGACAGCCGAGGAGAGGGCCGAGCGCACCCTTCCTGACCCTCTGTTCACCCAGGAGCTTCCGGACCCACCTGAGGAGGTTCCTCCGGACAAGCGAATGTCAACGCCGGCTGAGGCTTGTGTCGTCGAGGGTTCCGACCCGCCGCAGAAGCTCCCTCCAGGTATTCTCATCAGCCAGGAGATGGGGCTTCGGGCGGCGAGGACCAAGGTTGCGTACGACGAGATCCGGAGTCTCTACAAGACCGACCTGGCGACCATGGACCGAGAGCGTGGCGTCTACGAGAAGCACCTCGAAGCGGCCGACACGGAGATCACCGTCTGGCGGGAACGGTCGAGGCGCACCTGGCTGGAGAGAAACGGTGGTCTTCTTGGTCTTGGCTTGGGTTTCGTTGTTGGGGCAGCGATCACGGTGGCCATCGTTGCGGCTGTAGAAGGCACTACTGAGGGCATCCGATGAGGGAAGCAGAGGCGGTTGCTGGTCTCGAAGAGGCTTGCGACTTCGAGGAACAGCTCAAGGAGCGGTTTGATGTTGTGGCCGCTCAGACCGGGCTTCGCTCTGGTTTTGTTGATGCGCCACTGGCCATTCGGGCGTTGGAGCAGATGATTTTTGGTGCGAAGAAGGAAGAGGCCTATCTCAAGCGGCTCGTCAAGACCGGCGTTGGTACGGTGTGGGGTGGTCAGGGTGAGAGCAAAGTAACGAAGACATGGGTTATCGCAAGGGACTACCTCCGATCCCTCGAAGACCTGTATGCTCTGGCTCAAGCAAAGGTGTGAGAGGAGAGGACAATGGGCGGATTGGCGAAGCAGCTTCGTAGCATCCTGAGCGAGGGACAAGAGATTGACGACGATGAGCTTGTGGAGCGTCTCGCTTCGCTCAACCTCAAGCTGTCTGGTCCGCTCGCCAAGATGCCTTCCTACCTGAAGGTCATCAACGACGAGTTGGGGCAGGCCGACTACTCTCTTCAGCTTCTTGCCAAGGGCGAGAAGTACGCGCCGCAGAAGGGCAATCTCATCGCGGCCCTCAGGAAGATCCAGCAGACGACGCGCGTGGCGCTCAGGCGCGTCGAGAAGGTCGAGAGCATCGAGGACGATGGCGACCTACTCGACGAATCAGCCATCGCTGGTTTGACCAACGCGCAGCGTCGTGCGTTGCCGAATGGGTTCGATCTGGCTGTGTTCATCGAGAACGCAGAGCATGATTTGAACCAGATACGTTCTGGTCTTCAAGGTTTCGTGAAGGTACAGGAGGGGGATGCTCGTAGTCGTTGGAAGCTCGCCGGACGTGTCATGAGTGGGCTTGCTTCTCTCCAGGGGGAATCGAAGCGGTACTACAACAAGGTGGGTCACAGCTTCGATAAGATGCCGAAGGAGTAGAGGTCATGATGGGGATGTTGGCAGAGAGCCTCCGGAGCATTATCGAAGGCCCCCTTGGTGAGCACGGAGTCACCATCGGCAAGGTTCGTGAGCGCGTTGCGACCATCCGGCAGAATGAGCGCCGGACGGTTTTTGGTGTTTCCATTTTTCGTGATGGTGACGACCGCTACTTCATCGGCGAGGAATCTGAGCCTGCATCGAAGAAGGGTGCTGCTGAAGCCGTCAAGGGGGCCCTCCAGCAGCAAGGGAGACTTCTTGATGATGATGGGCATGTTCTTGACGAGAAGCTCTCCTCGGCTGCTCTGAGGGCCATGCAGGACCAGGAGAAGGCCGCACAGGAGCACGAGGCCAAGATCGGCGCTGCTTTCAAGAAGCTCGGGAAGCGGTATGCCGAAGCTCTTTCGAAGATGAGCGGCAAGGAGTGGAAGGTCGCCAACGCCAGTGCTGACATCTTCAGCCTCGATTCTGACGACAAGCCCAAGCGGGCTGTCGACATCTACTGGGAGGCTGATCCTGGAACCAACACGGCCACCATCTACATCGAGGGGCCGAAGGGTAAGCGGGAGGTCTACAAGAAGCAGCGCCTCGCTGACATCCCGAAGAAGAACTACGTTGCGTGGCTCCAGGGAGTTCTCAAGGAGGAGATGAGGGCTATCCTCGGTATGGCCATGATGGAGATGGCCGAGCCAGAGGTGATCTTCGAGCACGCTGTCATCATCGAAGAGGTCAAGGGCGTTCTGGCCGAGTTCGAGGTCTACAAGAAGCGAGGTTTCGGGCACGCACCGAACAAGGGTCGCAAGACTCCATCCGTGGTGGGCTCGCTGACGAAGGTCAACGCTCTGTTCAAGCGGCTGTTGCTCACTCTGAAGCGCGGTGGTGATTTCGACAACGTGATCTGGCTGCTCCGCAAGGAGAGCGTGCCCGAGAGCGACATCAACTACGCGATTCGCCGGCTCCGGATGCCGATGGCTTACGCCGAGGAGGTGGACCTCGACGGTGACGCGCTTGACGAGGGTGAGTGGGACGAGGCCGAGGAGGCTGATCTCTTCCCTTTTGAGAGCGAGTTGACTCTGGACCGCATCGAGGAGTTGACTGGTGAGGGCGGGCACTGGGAGGGTGGAAGCGAAGGCTATCAAGCCTGGTTCAACCGGACCAAGGGCTACGACCTCAAGACCATGCGGAAGATGGCCATCAAGCAGGGGTACGCGGACCTGTCCGGAGCTTCCAAGCACTCCGATTACCAGGGCGTTGGCGAAATCATTGGCTATATGCTCAGGAAGGGTCGCCCGGTTTTTGTCCTCGACGACCAGATCACCCTCAGGCAGAAAAGCAACATCGACTCTTTCACTCTTGGACTGCACATCGGCCTCGGTGAGGGTCCGGCGCTGGAGCCCAAGGACAAGACGAAGTGGAAGATGAAGCAAATCTCTTCGGCAAAGACCAGACGCAAGGGTTGGCGCGTTTGGGTCACGAAGGTTGGAGCAAGAGAGCTTCCGAGCAAGGTCGTTCAGCCGAAGGGTTTCGGCAAGAAGTCCGTGGGGTCAGAGCGACGTGCGGTCAACAGGTTGGCTGCCGAGCCTGACCATGATTTCACCAAGACGAAGATCGTACCGAAGCGCCGGGTCCGAGCCGCTTCCTGAACAGCTTGACAATCGCCGGTTGTGATATAACCTCCCTGGTATGACCGAGGGGGAACCGAGGGTGCCCGAAGAAGGAGAACGTTCTCTTCGGGATGAGCTTGCGGCCGAGCGTGACCGTGCTGATCGTTTCGAAATAGAGTCCATCATCATGTTGGAGATGGCCTGTCGAACCCGCGAAATTGCTGTCGCGTCCGGTTTTCAGGTCGTGGCGCAGTGCAAGCGATATGTCGAGGAGGTCAAGCCTCTGTTGGAGGATCGGATAGCTCTGCGCGAAGAGGTCGAACGTCGTCTTGTGAACAAGAGGAATCGTGGGCAAAAACAAGAGAATGAACCTTGATGTTTCACATGGAACAACAGTTTTTCCACATGGTATTTGCTCAAGGTGCAAGCAGCGTCCATCCCGTCCCTCTCATCGGTGGTGCAGGGAATGTCACGCCAAGAACATGAAGGAACGAAGGGCCACGGGAAAGGGCAAGCTGCGGATCCCGGATCTTTGTACCGATGAGGCCATTGTGGAGGCCATTGACGAGATGAAGCATCGGCTCAGGTCAGGTGCCCCGCTTGGGAAGTGGTCATCCATCAGATCTTCGCTCGATGCCAAGCTCAGGTTCTTCATCATCGACAACGAACTCGACGGCGACCCCCATATGCACGCCAGCTTGCCGAAGGACCGTGAGGACCCTTCCAAACCGGTGGGGTGAGCTTTCCCCGTGCGCGGGCGCGTGCGGGCGTGTGAGCTTGCCTGGAAACCTCCTGTGCGCCGAGTGTCATGAGGCCGATGGGGTCGAGCCCCCAGTGGTGGAGCGCGACCTCGACATCCACATTGAGGTGATGGAGGAGCAGTTCCGTGGCGAGCATCGTTGGCAGGACCGTATCGAGGAGGAGGGCACCCACCCTTGTGGGCTTTGTGAGCGACCCGCACTTCCAGGCCGTATTTACTGCTCGCCAAGGTGTCGTGGTCGGGCTCCGCGCATCGGAGGGCAGGTTTTCCTCCTTGATGGCATCGAGGCCTCTCTGGTCGAGCATGCTCGTCGGTTAGGCCTCAAGAAGGACACCGTGATCAAGCGTGTCTCGCGGGGTGTTGATCCCATCGAGGCACTCATGACCCCGCTTGATGACCGACCCCTTTGGGAACGCCGCCAATCATCTTGACAGACGCAAGTTGTGCGTTATGTTATGGGTGGAAGGGAGGCGTCATGAACGTGTCTTTTGATCTTGGACCCGTCGTCGCTACTCCGGCAGCACTCGCCCTGTGCGAGAAGCTCGGAAGGGACCCGAGGGCTCTGATAGCTCGTCACGCCAGGGGGGACTGGGGCGACATCGACCCCGGTGATCAGGGTGCCAATGAGGAGGCGCTGGAGTGCGGATCTCGCATCTTCTCCGTCTACAAGGTGAAGGGGGAGACGCTGTGGGTGATCACGGATGCTGAGGTTGCCCCAGGGAAGCGGCAGGCCACGACTCTGCTGCGGCCAGAGGACTACTGAAGAAGGAGGGTGTCGTGACACAAGCCAGGGTGTTTCACGCTGACGAAGGGGTCGTTCGGGCAAGAGGCGCAAGTGCCTTCGACGGTGAGGCCATCTGGCCAGACGAGTACCGGCTTGTGGCTCGTGTTGACGTACCCGACAGCACCGACGTGTTGCCACAAGACCAGGCAAATCTGGCATTCCAGAAAACCAACCACATCGAGGAGCCGTGGTGGGAGAACGAGGGCGTCGAGAGGGTCGGTCCAGAAACGCGCTCAACTTCAGTTGGTGACGTGGTGGTGGTCGGTGAGGTCGGGTTCGTCTGTGATCGCTGTGGTTGGTTGGAGTTCTCCGTTGTTCGACCAAAGCTGACCAGCGATCTGTACTGAGAAGGGAGGGCGTCATGGGTATCTACATCTACACGATGCTGCGAAACAAACCGGTCCGGACGGATTTTGGTCCGGTCTATTTACAGAAGTACCTCTGCAAGGCTGCGGACCTCGATGATCTCTTCACCGAGGGACGTGGGCTGCTTCAAGCTCGTATCGACCAAGCCCGAGAGACGTGGCTCGTCGACGAGGACATCTACTTCGTGTTGCCGACTGGTGGCGACTGTGACGTCGCACAGGCTGGTGACAAGGTGTTCCGTGGGACCGCCAACGATGCGTGTGTGTGGTGCGACTATGATGGTGTGCCCGGTACGTTGCTTGGAGTTCTCGTCGAGCAGGATGGTTGTTGGATGGTCAAGCCACACTGTCGTTTTTGCCGAGGAGAGGGTCAAGAGGCCGACGATTCCAAAGATGGCGGTTGGGCTCTGTGCCGTGAATGTGAGGGCACCGGAGTTCGTCAGGAGGCGGTGTGAAGAACTTCACTTTCTCTCTGTGTTCCGATGCTGAGGCAGGACCGCTCACGGAAGACGGCGAGCCCATTATGCTACTTCGGTGGTTCATCCTTGCCGAGGATGAGAAGGGGTGCCGTTGGACCTACGATGGTCCAGGGGGGCAGTGGGACCCGACCGTCGACGATAGTCCACCGGATGGAGCCGAGGGCTTGCGTGGTGAGTTCGAGTCGAAGAAGATCGATCCGTCGAAGAACACACGAGCTTGGGCAGAAGATCTCCCGAGGTACGGTTCTGAGGCGTGGGACGATAACGCCGAGTACGGGTTGGCCTGTGAAGAGGCTGATGCTCTTGGAACCACGCGGCCCGAGTGGTAGGAGGTGCATGGCCAGGATCACACTGAAGAAGTTCGTTCTGATGGGGGCAACGATGCTTGTTGCCATTGGGTGCAGGGCGGTAGGGTTCGTCCGGGACATCATTGCCGGAGATCGAAAAAGGAGCAGGAGATGTGGGAGTTCGCAGCACAGCACCCGATCTGGTTCTTCTTTTACCTCGTGACGGTTTGCCTGAGTATCATGGTGATCGCGGCGAGCTTGTTTTCTACTGTCAGGTTTGTCTTTGTCGATCTTCTTCGTGACAAGGGCGGGGATGATGGTGGTCCTGATGGTGGAGTTGAGTCGGATCCAGAGACTTCCGACTGAGGTTGGGCTCGATACCAACAAGAAAGTGGCCTCCTCAAGGCATTTGCGGCCACTGCACTGACCTCGTGCTATCATCCTGGCGATGGAGATAGGTGACCGCTTCGGCAAGTGGGAGGTCATCTCCTTCGATGCCAAGAGATACCGGGGCCATATCCAGGTTGTAGTCAGGTGTGAGTGCGGGGGCGTCCGTGCCATACCTCGAAGCTACCTCACCCGGAACGAGAGGCCGAGTCGTCAATGTCAGGTGTGTGCCAGAAAAGCATGCGCTGCACTCCGCTTTGGGACACGAAAACCTCCGCTTGACGCTTGACAAACCCCTCTTGTGGGCCAATGATTGAATTATGACGGTTGAGGTGCAGGTACACCTTGCCAAGTACATCCCAAACGCGCGACGCAACGAGCCAAAGAATTTTGGCCTGTGCGTTCTGGCGGGGACTGGGGAGTTCAGCTTCAGGTTTCGGTCTGACCCTCATGAAGGGGGCAACCGTGGTGAGTACAAGGAGCTTGTGAGGAAGTGGACCGAGGTCTTGGACAAGTACGGACCGAAGGCCCTCTCGTGGGTGGGGAAACGGAGGGGGACCTACTACATCGAGTCTGCATACGGAGAGATGGTGCAGGGTTTCGACTTCGAGAAGTTGTACGAGGAGCTTGTGCTATGAACAGCATGGCTACAGCGGACCAGTCGAGCAGGTACGAGATCGTCGATACCGTGATCGTTGAAGGTTGCCCGGGATGCCTCCTGCAAGAGGCCTGCTCAGGCGAATTCGTGGTATCGGTCGACATCGACGACGAGCACGTTTGCACTGTGCGCGGCAGGGACCGTGATCAGGTGCTTCGTGGCGTCCGAGATGCCGTGAGGAAGATCGTCGGATTCGTACCGAGAACGGCAGCGGCTTGACCATGGCAGGTAACGGGACCGTGGAGTTCGTGAGTGTTGCCCGATTGCGGGCCATTCATGACCTTCACCCACCGTTGTCATGGGATCAGGTCTGGTCTTCACATCTCGCACCAACGGAACCTCGGGAGCCCCGAGGCGAGATGGAGATGCTCGTCCTGAAGAGTCGAGTTCGTGACCTTATAGAGGAGGGCTGCACGTCGGTGTAGACCTTCGTTTTTTGCCCCCGCAGCAGGAGCAGCCGGAGAGGGAGCATGGGGCCCCATTGTTGCCACGCCAATGGATGTGAGGACCCGGATATTCATCCGGACATTCCTTTTTGCAAATACCACTTCGAGATGCTGCCGGTTGGCCACCGGAACAAACTCTGGCAGCTCAGGCCAGCTCAGGGGTGTGGTGTCTGCAATCCGAGGTCGGCGATGCCCGAGTGGCTTAGTCTCGCCAACCTTGGCATCGTGCTCCTCTGCCGCATCGAGTACGGGCGCCATGGTTGCCCCAAGCACCTGTTGGATCACAAGGGCTTCTGTTGGGGCTGTGGTTGCAATGACGTGCCGCGCGCCTACGAGGTGGCAGAGGCCGTTATCAGGAAGTACAACTTGCCCGTGATGGAGGACCCGGTATGAGCGACGAAAAGTGGACGGACCCAATCATTGTCGACGAGGATACGCCGCATCCCATCTGGTTCGCGAAGGCCGCGTTTCAGCTTGGTCACGACTCCATCGTCCGTAAGGTCGAGGACGGTAGCTACGAGATCCGTCTTCCGAGGGAGCCGACGGAAGCACAAGACGAGATCACCGAACGCGCCATCTGGCTCAAGGAGAGGGATGCCAAGGGGCTTCCGGTGGATCCACTTCCGAGTGGCCGGTTTCCAGATGACCTTGAAGAGTTCGGCGACCAGATTCCGGTGGTCATCGTCGCTGACACAGAGCGCGTCGAGGTCTACATCGACTTCGCGCGACCTATCAAGGCACTCGGTGTCAGTCCGGCCATGGCGCGAACCATCGCGTTGAAGCTCAATCAGGTGGCTGACCTCATCGACCCCGACGGGTCCCTCGGGATGCAGAACCCAGCTTCAGTCACCATCGGGCACATCAGGGTTCCGGGTTCCGTCGTTATCAAGGAGGGCAACGTCATCGTTCCGGGGCTCATGGATGACCTCAGGGTGCATGGTGATCCCATGGAAGAGGTTGAGGCGCGTGAAGAGACCTTGCAGGAGTTCCCCGTCGTCGGCATTTGTGGTGCGGACGCTTGCAATGAAGCACAGTATGGGACTCCGAGCGGCCCGGTTTGCAGGTGGGGTCACGGTGGCGCCAAGACATTCAAGCCGTGTTGGGCCTGCACGTACGACGAGCTTGAAAAGGATGCCGAGCACTGCAAGTGTGGGCGTTCGATCAAGGACAACGCCGAGGCACTCGATTGTGATGCTTGGACGGTTGACCCGTTCGCCATCAAGAGCGTTGGAGGAGGTTGACGTGGACGAGGAGAAGACGGAATCAACAGAAGCCCAAACTGAGGGCAAGCTTGGTCTTGAAGTGTCGTGCGGAGCGGGTGTTGTGAAGCTTGATTTTGGAAGGCCGATCCGATGGATTGCTCTTCCGCCTGACCAGGCCTTTGCGCTTTCCGTCATTCTTGCCCAGCACGCGGGGACTGCTCAGGCAGCTCTCGAAGAGAAGACTCCGACAATTGTTGGGCCTGATGGCAAGCCGTCGTGAGTAGGCCATTGCTGGCCACTGAGGAGCCCCAGGAGTGCTCGTCTTGTGGCATCAAGGTCATTGGTAGGTTTGGTGACACACGGGGCTGGCGTGGCATCCAGACGTGCCCAGACGACGCCGAGAGCTTCAAGTGGTACTGCAACAATCCGTTGTGTCAGGAGAAGTTCGATGAGGTCTACGTCGGGGCCGAGAAGGCCTGGTCTGATGGATCGTAGAATGGGCAACGTGTTGCCCATTTTGGGAAGCGTGACGATGCCCATCAGGATGCCAGCGACGACAATCGACGTGAAGGTCGAGGCCCGAGCCACTGGAAGCTACATCATCTTCGAGACGCCGGACGGACCCATCGAGGTCAGTATCGGAAGCGACATGATGCGAGCCCTTCGGATCATGCAACGGTGCAAGCAGCTTCTAGCGATAAGGGAGAAGCGTGGGTAGACCCAAGAAGACCAGCAAGGCGGTTGAGTGGAAGACCCTGGCGACGCTGACTCAGATGTACGACGAGGCTGGAAAACCGAACCCTGGGCCAGCTATTCGGACGACCTACTCGAACATCGGTGATCGCACGGTGTACTCGCATACGCCAGGCATCGTTATGGACGATGGGAGCTTCCGGCCGGTGCAGCATCTCCATGACCGGCATGGCGAGGTCTACATGCTTCTGTTGATGGATGCGCTTGCGGGGGTCTATGCGGCCAAGAAGACTGGCATTGAGGTCATCGAGGCCAGCTATGGCCTTTTCGAAAAGTCTCTCAGGAGGTCTCAGGAGACGGACAGCATGCTCAAGAAGGTCGACAGGGCGGCCAAGTCCATCATCGAAGAAGGCCGCTCCACGTGCCATGCACGGCCCAGGAAGAGGGTTTCGGAGCAGTCCGGACTCAAGGCTTCGCTTGGGGATATGCTGAAGGCAAAGGGGCAAGGAGCATGAAGCCTCCATTCCCGTGGCCACCGCCACCACCGAGGCCACCATTCGACCCCAGCAAAATTGTGGTCTACGTGGCTTGTACCAAAGAGCGATTGGACCTCGCCAGGGAGGCGATGCGATGTGTTGAGGAGGCCGGACATGTCTTGGCCTTCGACTGGACCGAGGCTATTCAGCGCGAAGACAAAATGAGTGACGAGGAGCTTTCGCTCAGGGCTGCTACCGCCATCGAACATGTCGTTTCGGCCCGTCACCTCATTCTCATCACGGCCGCGGAGATGCGTTCGGTGGGGAGCATCATCGAAGTGGGGGCTCTCCTCGGGTCCGGTGGCAACGTTATCGTGGTCGAGGAGCACGGTGAATTCGACCACTTCTTCTGCCACCATCCTCGGGTGAAGAAGGTCGCCACGCTCAACGAGGCCATCGAGTGCATCAGGGACCTTTATGGTGATTGACAAACCAACGATGTGACACCATCTTGGGTTGATGCGCGCATGAGTGCGCCGGAGACCTGCGATGACTGTCTGGTTTACGGCTGATCCTCACGTTGGGCACGAGGCCATCATCTCGCATTCGAAGAGGCCCTTCGGGTCCACCGAGGAGATGGACAGGGTGATCCTTCGTCATTGGGATGAGCTTTTGAAGCCAGGTGACTACTTCTGCATCCTCGGGGACATCGCGATGAATCGGAGGTGTGTCGAGCCGACTCTCGACCGGATCCCGAGGGGGGTCCAGGTTGCGTACATCTTCGGCAACCACGACCATCATCATCGGAGGATTATCGACGCGCACCCGAAGGTTGTGTGGAGTGGGAGCCTGAAGGAGATCAAGGTCGACGGCCAGCGCATCGTGCTCCTCCACTACGCCATGCGGACGTGGCCATCGTCGCAACATGGCTCGTGGCAGCTTTTTGGCCATTCCCACGACAAGCTGCATCCGTGGGAGCGCCAGCTTGACGTGGGTGTCGACAGTGCTGCGAAGCTCGTCGGCGAGTATCGGCCGATGTCCTTCGAGGAGGTCGCACGTTTTATCCACGACGGAGAGAATCCCAAGGTGCTCGCCGGCAAGTTTGGAACCTCGCCAAGTTGGATGGGTGGAGATCATCATGAGAGACGGTCCGGATGCCTTGACAGGGGATGATGGTGGTAGAGTGAGCCACAACCTCAGGACTACCGAGGCACAGGGCGCTGGGCGGGAATGGGTTTGGCTTCGGGTAGGAGGCTAGGGGGCACTCGTTGCCGGCGAGCGAGTGCCCCTGCTTTTTGGTGGGTTTGATGATTGGGTTGTTGGTCATTTTTGTCGTGTTCGTGTTGCTTGTGATGGACCTTTCTGAGGTCAATCACGCTGAGAGGAAGCAGGAGTTGTCGTCAGATTGACCCGCTGATGTAGAATCGCGTGGGTATGACCATTCTGCCGGTACCATCGAGGCGGGCCGACAACCTTGTGCTCATCCTTTGTGATCAGTGCAAGAAGGACATACAGGTCTCTGCTGGCGTCAAGCTCCCGAAGCCCTGGAGAGAGGTCAAGATGAACGGGTGGATCGGAGTCATGCACGCTTGCTCTGATCACTGTGAGATCGGAGTTCGAGTCCGCCACGAGAAGAAGGAGTCGCCGTGCGAGTGAGAATTCTGGTCGAGGTCATCGGTGACGATGGTCGGACGGTCCGTAAGCAGAGCGCCATCATCGTCCCGCCAGCCGTGGTCAAAACCAACAGTGTCGTGTGCGAGTCCCAGGATGACATCCTGAGATTTGTCTTGGACGACGTGGTGTCATCTGCTCTTGGTGCCGTTTCGCGCCCACAGTCCCCTCAGGTCGCCCTGGAGGAGGCTCTCTTGAAAGGTGGTGGTGCCTCGGGCTCTGGCGAGCCGAACAAGCTAGAGGCGATGCTCGGGCTTGACCTGATTGACCACATGGACGGCATCGACTCCAGGAAGGGTGGCGGCAGGCCACAGATGACGCCTAGTGACCTGGCCCTTCCACAAACGGGCACGAGGAGATGATGACCTCTTCCGAATTGGCAGAGGCACTCGAAGGTAACAACCTCAAGGTCGAGGTCGAGAAAATCATTGCATACTGCCAGGGCCAAGCCGAAACAGCCAAGGGGCAAGCGCACCGGTATGAGAAGACCGGGGGCCCTCGGGTTCGGACGACTACGATGGTCGAGAAGAGGCTTCAGACGGCTACCAGCAACTACGCTGAAGCCAGGGGCGAGGCGACTGCCTACCGTGACGTGGTTGCTGTTCTCTCGGGTTTGCTGAGGAAGATGTGATGGACGAGCCCATCTGGGAGCCGTGGTTCCATGGCGGCCAGGTCGTCAGGGTCGAGGGCACCGAGGTCGATGGCGTCTTCGTGGTGGACGCCGACATCGTGATGCCGGCGGTGCTACCCGAGAGCATCACACTCAAGCTCGTGCCGAATCCGCACCCTTGGGATGAGACCGTGCTGGCCATGCGGGCCTCGGCCGGTAAGCTGGTGTGAGCATGGCGCTATCGAAGAACTTGGAAGAAGCAGTCAGGTCCAGATGGAAGCACAAGACGATCACCATTCCGGCTCGCGACAACAAGACGTTGACGTTCAAGGCGTGGGTCCTCGGCTCGTGGGCGGTTCACGGTCGGCCACCGGCAGCTATCACGCACATCCCGACTGGGAAAATGGTTGCGATGGGTGGTACTCAGGCTGAGACGAAGGTCGCTGTCGAGGAGATGGTCGACACTGATCCAGTCCTGCTCGATTTGCCGACAGAGGCGGGCGTGATGAAGCATATCCGTTTGCTGGCGAAGTGGTCCCACAAGATTCGAGGGTTCTAGGCGCTGAGTCTACTTTAGCTCCTACCAGTAGCCCATCATTGTCAAATCATTTTACTTAGAGATTCCCTACAGATATTGCGTAGTATGAGCGTTTTGGATCGCGACTGGATCGCCTTTTGAACACTGGGGCTGGCCAGGGAATGACCAGCCCCATTCTCCTTCCTAGAAGTTGTAGTCGTAGTGCTCGCCGCGGTGGCCGAGGCTGATCGTTCCGCCTCGCTGGCGGACTGTGGAGCCGGGGATGCGGTACTTACCGTCCTTGCGGAGCCGGGCGGTCTTGACGGGGGCCTGGAGGTCCTCCTCGTAGGAGTACCGCTGCGTGCCCTCCCAGTGGGCTGCGAAGCCTCCGGGGTAGACCTTCAGTGCGTCCGTCTTGCCGGACCCGGGACCGTTCAGCAGGGTCGCCTTGTCGCGGCGGAAGTACACCGTCTTGCCCGAGGGCGAGAACCCGACGATGGTCCCCGCTCGGGAATCGGACCAAGCGTGCTCCGTGCAGCCGTCGCCGGCCTTGTGGGTGACTTTCTCGACCCGCACGGTGTCCCACTTGGGGGCCACGAGGTCGCGGTGCTTCTCGGCCTCCTTCTTCGTGAAGAAGGTGAAGGTTCGCCCCTGGGCGAACTCCAGGGTTGCGACCACGATCCACAGGGTCAGGGCCTCTCTTGCCTTCTGCGTCATTTGCGGCCTCCTTCCTTTCTCTCTCACGCCTAAAATATGTGCATGAATGAGCGTCTGTCAGTAGCAAAAACGCAGTATTTACGGTGATGTACGAAGTCGCATACGACCTCGCATATGACCTTGTATGCGACTTCGCATATTGGAGTGGATTGTCTGGATTGAAAGCTGAATGATTACGTTGAGTGCGACGCGCGCGACGGAAAGATCACTTCTTCACGAGGTAGGTGCCGATTCGGCATGGATCGTTGGGGGATTTTTCGATTTGGCCGTGTGAGTAGCAGGGGGTCTCGGGGTACCAGGGTCGGTCGTGGATGGCGCACGAGTAGGAGCCAGGCTTGTCGCCTTGGAGGTGTGGGCATCGCTCGGGTTGCCCGAGCTTGAAGCCGATGCCTTTGAGGTTGTTGTCGGCCAGGCCGAGTTCTGGATCCACAACGATGACGACCATCGAGGTCAGGCAGCAGTGGCCGCATCGAAGGCAGATCATCAGTCTGCCCACAGCGGTAGGTCGTCTTTCAAGATGTCGCAGATGTGCTGGTAGACGGACATGCCACGCTTGTCGTTGCGTTCCTTGCAGGTGAGCATCGCCGCACGGTTCGCTGCGTAGGCACCGAGGACTTCTGTTGCTGCGACGTACCTGGGTCGTCGCTTCGGGAAGATCTCGCGTGCCGTCTTCACCGGGTGGAAATGGACGCGCGCCCAGAACGCCATCAGGGTCTTGTTGTCCAGCCTGTCGAGGTCGTAGGTCGTCATGACTCCTCTTTCCATCATGGCCACCGGGTGATGATGGCCTCGGCGATGACGAACAGGATGATGATGACGCCCAGGGCGAGCCCCATCGGCACGAGGTCGAGCATCAAGTCGAAAGGTTTCTCATCGTCGGGTTTTCGGCCTAGTGTGGGCATGGCCACCTGGCTTCTTGCTTTCGGCTGACGTAGTAGCCGTCCTCCTTGTAGGCGGCGTGCTCCCCGATACCGGGAACGTCGTCGTCGGCGAAAGCGATGGCAGCTCTGGTGGCGTCGTCGTATGCCTCGGGGCTGTCGACGGCTTTGTCGAGCATCCTTGGGGCGCCGACTGTGACGAAGATGCTCTCCTCGTCGGGTGCCTTCACCCTGGCAGCGTACTGCTGTGTTTCGTCGACCCACAGGATACGAATGCTGATTTTTCCGCTGTCTCGTTGTGCCCTTTTCGCTGCTCCTCTCAGGTGATTTTTCGGTGACGGCCGGGAGCCTGACCTTCCTCATCAGTCCTCTTCGCCGAACGACGCCAGGAGGGTGTTGTAGGCCTCAAGGAACGCCGGGACCTCTTCCAGCTTGACGTACACGTCGTCAATTTGGATTCGAAGCATTGGGCCTTCTCCGTCCGTGGCGATCTCGGCGCTAAGTTTTTGGTTTCCAGTCTTGATGCTCAGGTGCTTGTTGTCGCTGTAGAAGCTGGATGCCACTCCGGCTTTTTCAAGGGAATGCTGCACGTTCCTGGCACGGATAATCTTTCGCTGTCTCTTTTCCTTGGCCATTTTGACGGACTCGCGGATAAGGTCGAGACGCTTCAAGATGCACTCGTGGATACCTTTGAGGTTGGTCGAGCCATTCTCGTTGACCTTGAAGCGACGTCCCATCTTGCTGATACTGCGATTGTGGATGTCGGAGGCCTCGACCTTCAAGCCAGCGATGTCGCCATAGAACGTATAGTTCGCAGCGACGATGGCGATGCTCACTATGTCGTAGTGCGCTTCTGTACCGGCTGTCGCATCAATACGGCAACCGTAGTCCCAGCTCTTGAAGACGTATTTGACGTGTCCGTGTTGCCCCTTGCCAGGAGATGTTTTTTGGAGTTGGGCTTGGAGCTTCTTCAGCCACGACTTCTCGGATTCATTATTCTTTAGTTTGTATCCGTAGTTTATCATGACGTCCTCTTAGCTCTTCGGCCCGGAGCAGACGAAGATCTTCTCCTTGGAGTCTGGGACTGGTTGAAGCTCGACGGACCAGAAGTGCTCCACAAGGACAGCCTCAAGCTCGTCGCGGCCCTTCGCTCCTGGGGGCAGGTAGGGCCTCGGATCGGAGGCCAGGTTCGCAACCAAACGGCCACCTTCGGCGAGAGCCCCTTGCAATTGTTGGAGGGTGCCGAGGAGAGCCGTGAGTGATGGCTGGACGTTCATGACGTTCGAAGCGAGGACCGTCTCGTACTGCTTCGAGAGCGCATCAGGAGAGAGCAGACCAGCTTGGAAGGCTTCGTAGAACTTCGAGGCCCTTCCGCTTGCTTCGCCTTCTTCTGGCGCCCACTCGTAGCCGACGACCTCGTACCCCTCGTTGCGAAGCTCCTCGACCTGAACAGCGTCGACCCCGCACCCGAAGTCGAGCATCGAGCCAGCTTTCTCGGGCGGTAGGTTTTCCCGTAGCCATCTCGGCACGAGAGGACCGGGGCCGCCACCGACGCGCCGTCGGCATGTGGCGCCCATCCTTTTGTACTCGTTCTTTGTTGGTTCGTGTTTCATGGCGTGACTTCTCACGTCACTAACATAAACCATAATGAGCATCTGTCAAGAGGTGGTGCTTTCGATGGTGGTGATCTGGTGTCGGTAGGTAAGAAGCTTTGATTTCGTTCGTTACGCTGCTTTCTTCTGGGGCTCTTCGTTGGCCACGTAGCCGCCTCTTTCGGCGGCCTTCCGGAGCCACGTCACGGCCTTCTTTGCCTTGCTGGCGGCCTTGTAGAAGTACCGTTGGTCGTCTTCGAGGGCTCCCAGCCAGTGGCCGAGGTACTCAGCGTGCTGGCAGCGTCCATCAAGCTGGAACTCGGCCCCGAGGAACGCGGCCGTCAACTCGGCGACAAGCTCCTCTTCGGCGTAGGCCTCCTTGCCGACGATGGTTCGGGCGCCGATGCCTCGTGCGAGTCGACTTTTGTGGCCGGTTGCGTGCCCGTACTCGTGCAGGTGCGTCAAGTAGAACTCCTCGATGGCTCTGTAGAGCTTCGCGGGTGGGATCCGAACTTCATCGATCAGGGGCACGTAGCACGCCTTGTCGCCGCCGTACTTGAGCCCGAAGCTGCTGCCCTCTTGTGCGCATGCGAGGAACCGCTCGACCCTGGCGTCACGTTCGTGCTCGGGAAGCTCTTCGGGGAGGTGTTTGATGTACCTTGTGGGTTCCACTGTCGTTTGCTCGACGTTGTAGACGACCTGGGCACCGGACATCCAGAAGCGCACCACCTTGGGGTCGCCGTTGTTGTCGAGGACCGCCTGACCGTCCTTGTCGGTCTTGAGTCGCTCATCGGGGCGGAACCAGATTACGGCTCGACCGTTGTCCCACTCGTCTTGTTTGACATGGCCACCAAGGGCCTGGGCTTGCTTCCACGTCAGCCAGAGGGGATAGCTGTATTCCTTCACCGACTGGAGCGCGCCCAGGTACAGCGCGTTGACGCCGTTGTAGACGCGGCCTGTCTTTGCGTTCCGTTGGGCCCCGAGGGTCTGCCAGGGCTTCGCCCATGGCGCTACGCCTGCCTTGATGCTCTCCAGCAGGGTTTCCGCCTGGGCCTCGTAAGCATCCTGTGTTTTTGCCTTCATCATAACGCCCTCCCTGGTTGCATTACCAGTGTGGTCACATGGGATGCGTCTGTCAAGGCTTGCTCTGGTCAATCCGGTGCTTATGTTGAAGGTAATGGAGGTCGAGGATGCCTCCCTCAGCATCTACAAACTCGGTGAGGGTTGAGGAGGTGCTTGGGGGCTGAGAGAGCCGTGTGATAGATTCATATTTCGTAGGCGGCTCAAGATGGGAGCATGGGATGAGTCTATCCAGTCAGCTTGATGATGCCCTTGCCGAATGGGCAATGGCGAAGCCCGGAGAGAAGCGTGAGCGTAAGGACGGGTACATCTGGCAGAAGCAGCGAAGCGGAGCGTGGAAGCGCCTCCACAAAGCCGCTGGCCGCAAAGCTGGGGCCGAGGAGGGTGCCGCCGTCGAGGCTGCCAGCAAGGCCATGAACGCCAAGGACGCGCCGGTGCCGAAGGGGCGCATCTGGATTGACCATGTTCCGGGGCTTCCGAACGACACCCAGAAGGCTCACATCGACACGGAGACCGGCGACTACAAGCCGGAGCGCAAGGCTCTCCACAGGAAGATCATCGAGGGCTTCCTGGCTGGGAATATGGTCAAGGGGGAGTTCGTTCCTGCTCAGGTTGTACCTGAAGGTCATCAGCCTGAGACACTGTTCATGATGGGCACTACGGCTTCGGGTAAGAGCAGCGCACGCAGAGAGGTCGATCCGGACCCGTTCAAGAAGTTCGGTGTTGTCGAGGTCGATCCGGATGCCATCAAAGCGATGCTTCCGGAGTACCAAAAGTCGATTTCCATGTCGGCTCGGGACGCTGCGAAGATCACTCATGAGGAGTCCTCTGACATCGCCGATCAGATCCGGAAGCTCGCCCTGGAGCAGAACAAGAACATCCTCGTTGACGGGACCGGCAAGACACTCGATACGGTCGAGAAGAAGATCAAAGAGGCGAAGGCCCGAGGTCATCACATTTCTGCGCTTATGCCGCACGTCCCGCTGGATCAGTGCAAGGAACGGGCGGACGACCGTGCTGAGAAGAAGGGGCGGTACGTGCCTCACTTCGTCATCGAAAAGTGCGCCGAGAAGGTGGGCAAGAACTTCATGGCGCTGAAGGACACGTTCGACACCTTCACTCTGTTCGACAACAGGACATTGGAAGGTGGCAAGAGGAAGCCACCAACACCAATCATGAAGAAGCCGCCGGAGCCGCCGAAAGTCATTGATTCGGACTACTTCAAGCTGTTCTTGAGGGAGTCTGGCATCACGATGGAGTGGATCCGGTCCAAGGGGAATCTGATGACCGAACAAGATCAAGAGAAGATGGACTCACGAGAAGGTCCACCGCCGAAGAAGAAGCGCGCCGTCGACCCGGAAGCGTACGATGCGTGGTTCATCAATACCATCGAGGCCGAGAATGCGGCCAACGACGCGGAGCCCGCGGACTACAAGGTCGGCGAAGGTGTCGAGGAAGTCCTCGGTGACTAGCTCTTAGGGTTGCGAGGGCATGGTAGGATCAGGACATGATGAAGCGTCGCTATGAGAGGCCGACCTTCAAGCGCGTCAAGGGGCTCGATTTCGTGACGCGCTACCTCCCCCCGTGTACGGTCTGCGGGGTCCAGAGGACGTGTCAGCGTTGTGGTTCGTGTACTGCCTGTCACGGCTGCCGTTGACGACGATTTCAACTGACCTTATCCATGAAGGCGCGGAGGGCCTCGGCGCAGAGCCGAGAGTAGTGCGAGGTCATCCCGTGGCGGTTTCCCAGGGAGCGCCTCTTGCCGTCTTCGACGACGTAACAGCGATCCCACACGTCGGGACTCTCACCCTTCTGCTCGACGAAGAACTCGACCCATACGCCCGGGAGCGCGCCCATGCGTATCTGGCCACTGTCGGTCGCGAGGTGGCTGGCGTGGCCTGCCACATTGCCGACGAAGGTGTCGAATAGCTCGGCGGGGGTCTTGTCGGTCATGATTGGACCTCCTTATCGAGGCATTCCGGGTGGACGTGCCATGCTCCATGTTCGTCTGTCACGACGGCGTAGCCGTGGGGTTTGGTGAAGCGGTCGAAGGTGAAGCTCCGGCCGAGTAGCTCACGTTCCATTTCGGAGATTGGCCGGGCTACGGTGACGGGCTCATCCTTGCGGAGGGTTCGCCACTCCTCGGCGGCGGCCTTTTCGCTCCTGGCTTCGGCGAGGGCCTCAACCCTGTACTGCGCGACGCAGCAGACGTTCAGGCCATTGGCGTGGTCGAGGCATTCCTGGCAGCATGGACGGCCACATTCGGGACACTCCGTGGTGGTGGATTCGTAGCAGGACGCACATTTCATGACGCCTCTTCACGCAGGAACCACGGAGCTTCGCTGACGGTGCCGTCGGGCTCGATGCGGAATCCTCCAGAGCGCCAGCACGTTTTGTCGTCAACGCTCTTGAACACGTCACCGATGACGGAGCCGTCGTCCTGCTCGTCGCCTACCTCGAAGAAGTATTCGGCGAATAGCACGGTCCACGCATTCGAGGAGCCGGTGCTCTCGCGGCACACGGCCTCCCACTTCCTGAGCGTGTCGTCTGCTGCTGCTGTGCATGACCATCCCATGACGCTCTCCTTCCTCGTTCACGATGAACTATTCAATCTCTCCTTGACCGTCTTCTCGTGGTAGCGGCGGTCAAGCTCATCGCGGCACGTTGTGCCGCAGGTGCCTTCGAGCTTGTCGAAGTTCTTTCCGCTCCAGAAGTGGAGCACGCAGTTCCAGCAAGCGACTTTGCCGCACACGCGACAGGTCCAGGGTTGGCCGCTGTGACCTTGTGAGGTCTGCGCCCTGCACCCAGCCTGTCTAGCGGATTTCGACACGTTATCTCCCTGCACTTGGAATATAATCATGCAAAAAGCGTCTGTCAACCGCTTGACAGTGCGCCATTGGTGGATAAGTTTGAGTTGGAGGCGGGAGCCTCTGGGAAGGAAAGTGGTTCTAGTTCGAGTCTGGGTCGCGGTTTCTGACCCTTCGTAAGTCGGGCGACGGCTCGCAGTGAGGTCAGAGCGGTGGTGGCGCCGCCATCGTGTCAGAGGCCGCAGACCTGGGTTCGAGCTTCGAAAAGGATAGACGGTTCCCTTTCCCCTCGCCCGGCTGTAGACCGGGTGGCACAAAACCGAGGGGTGCGTTGCCGGGAGGTTCAATTCCTTGGGGGACCACTGATTGGCTTCAAATTGTTGACTGTGGATAGGCGACAGGACTGGCTCCTGTTCGCCTTATCGTCGCATGGCAGTTGACATCAGAGGCCGGTGTGGTCGGAAAGAACAGGGGCGTCATGCCAACGACACCGAGGAAGAAGAAGGGCTCTGCTTTGCCCGCCTTCGTGGTGGACAAGAAGGGGCTAGAGAAGATCATGGCGAGGCGCGGAAAGCACTTCGCTGTCATCGAGCTTGTACAAAACTCGCTCGACGAGGATGTGACCAAGGTCGATGTCGTTTTGGAGTCCCACGGTAAGCGCGGTCGACACACCCTCCGAGTGACTGACGATTCGCCTGAGGGGTTCGCTGACATCCGGCACGCCTATACCCTCTTCGCCGAGTCCAACAAGAAGGCGGACCCGACGAAAATGGGCAGGTTCAACCTTGGGGAGAAGCTCGTGGTGGCAGCCTGTGACAAGGCAACAATCACGACCACCTCGGGGTGCGTCAAGTTCGATGGCGATGGGCGCGTGAACGGTCGGAAGAAGACCAAGGTCGGTTCCGTCTTCGAGGGCGTCATCAGGATGACTCGTGAGGAGGCGAAGAAGACGTCCGAGGTCTCTAAACAGGTGCTCGTACCCGAAGGGGTCACGTTGACCTTCAACGGTGAGGTCATCGTTTCCAGGCAACCTGTTGCCCGGTTTGAGGCAATTCTCCCAACGGAGATTGCTGATGACGAGGGTTACCTGCGACCGACCAAGCGCAAGACGACCGTCAGTGTCTATGAGCCTTGCGATGGAGAGGTCCCGGCCCTGTATGAGGTGGCGCTTCCAGTCGTTGAGACGGGCGACCAGTGGCACATCAGCATTGGCCAGAAAGTGCCGCTGAACATGGACCGGGACAATGTGACCCCGGCGTTTCTTCGGCGCGTGCGAACTCTGGTTCTCAACGAGATGGTCGACAAGCTGCCAGAGGACGACGCTGCGGCCTCCTGGGTCGGGGAGGCCCTCGGGGACCCCGGCGTATCCAACGAGGCCGTGGGTGCTGTTCTGACGAAACGACATGGGGAGAAGCGGGTCATCAGGGATCCGTCGGACCCCGAGGCCAACAACCTGGCAGTGAGCGAGGGCTATTCCATCATCGAATCCCGCAGCTACACGAAGGGGCAGTGGGAGACCATCAGGCGTTCTGGTGCAGCGAAGCCTGCCGGACAGGTGACACCGAGCCCGAAGCCATACGGACCTGACGGTCGTGAGCCCAAGGAGATCCCGCAGGAGGAGTGGACCAATGGCATGAATGAGTCGGTTGGCTACGTCAAGGCGCTCGCCAAGGTTCTCCTCGGGTGCTCCATTTCTGTTCGGATCGTTGATGACACGGAGTGGAGGTTCTCGGCCACGTACGGCAAGGGTCGTCTGACTCTGAACAAGGGGTGTCTCGGCGGCGGGTGGTTCGAACGCGGGCCGTCCGTGATCGTCCACGAGCTTCTCATCCACGAGTTCGCGCACCACTTCGAAAACAACCACTTGAGCAGCGGGTACCATGACGCCTGCTGCTCGCTCGGGGCGAAGCTCGTCCAGTTGGCGATGGATGATCCGGCCTTTTTCTTGAAGTGGTGGAAGTCATGAGACGGCCCAGACGAGGAGGGGTGGTTCTCTGGTCCGTTGGCTCCATTTCCAGGAGGTGATCATGAGACAACGTGGGGATACGCCGAAATGTTGCGAGAAAGGAGAAAACTTCATTGAGTGGCACGAGGTGAGAGAATTGGTCGGTGTTGAGGATGATGGGTGGACCATGCTCGTCGCCGACAACATCAATCACCCGTCATTCACTGGAGAGAACCACCAAGAGGTGATCCGGTTCTGTCCCTTCTGCGGGGAGCGCCTGCCGGAACCTTGACAGACGGCCATTGTTGGTTATCCTGATGTGAAGCAGCGGGAGGTAGGAGTGGCGGAAGAAGCCGAAGCATCTGTGGTTGTAGAGTCGAACGTCGCCATCATGGCGGTGCAGCACCTTGCGGAACAGGGGCGTAGCAAAGGCCAGTCGGCGAGGCTCATTGCCTCCAAAATACAGAGTGTTGTCGAAAACAGGTGGGGCACTTCCAAGGTACCTCGTTTCGAGGATGCCGAGGGTGGCGGTTGGCTCATCGACGTGAGTCCGGCGTTCGATGACGAGGCCATGTACGCCGTGGTCCGTTCGAAGGATGGTGTCCGGACGGTGACCCATATCACCGAGGAGGAGGAGGCCATCAGGATGGCCATGCCAGAGGCACCTCCTGGGTCAGACGGCAAATCTCATCTTGGTGAGATGCCCTTGGCAACCGAGGTCGGCCTGGACCCGGCGAATCCCTCGGGGCCGTCGCTTGGTCAGCAGAACGTCATCCTCACCGAACAGCTTCGCGAGGCCGTCGAGGTCGTCGAGAAGCTCACGCCGAAGGCCGACAGTCCGGCGCTTGTCCGCGTGAAGGAGGGTGAGGACAAGTGGCAGACGTTTTCGGTCATGTACAACACTGTAGGTGCGCTCGTGCAGGAGCTTTTGTCCAAGGGAACTACCCCCGACGACATCGAGGTCTGGATCAGCCGGCGGAAGCCGAAAGTCAAGGTGGAGCTGGAGTAGTGGATCACGCCGCTCCACCACGGGGGCCCGACGGGCTTGACCTTGATATTCCGAGGAACGAAGAGGGGCTCCTCCAACCGATTTCGTGGGTGCAGCTATATGCGCTCTGGCTTGGCATGGCAACGAAGACGATCCCCGTGGAGGCGGCCTTCGACCTGTCCAAGTTGCCAGAGGTGCTCAAGGCTGACGACATCGTGGCGGTTCAGCCCATGACGGCGCCGTGTGGGAAGTGGTGGAAGGAGGCAAAGACGAAGACGGCGATTGCGCTCAAGGTACCAGAGAGGCACCTCTTCCCAAACGTCGATGAGGAGAGTCGGCGCCAGTTCGTCGATGCGATTTTCAAACACAATTCTTCGTCGCGAGGGGTGTGCGACGAGTGTCCAGGCGTGGGCGAGTGCGACGACGACACTGAGCCCAAGGAGTGCGGGCCCAAGCTCTGTGAGCACGGCAGTGTCGAGGGGCAGTGTCCGTGGCCCGTAGGCGAGTGTGAGCACGCCGCGCCTGAGGACTACATATACGTCGATTACAAGGAATCCGGAGTAAAGGAATACGGAGTAGATGCCTTTCAAGCTCGGGTCGAGTATCCGAAGGTGAAGATGAAGCGTTCTCCGAAGCCTTTCTTCGAGGGTGGGCGTTTCATCGAGTACGGGTGGGGGTGGTCTGTCTATTGCCTTGCCAAGCCGAAGATGGACCCCGTCACCGGTGAGGTCACCTGGGAGGACGACCCTGACACTATGGCGAGGTGGTGATGGACACGGTGCGGTGGTTCAAGGCGCAAGCGAAGAAGCTCCTCAAGGCGCACAGGGCCGGAGACAACGAGGCCACGAAGCGCATCCGGAGGAAGGTTCGGAACATGAATCACGTTCACCTCCAAAAGGTGCAGCACGTCGTTGCCGTCGAGGCTGGCTTTGCCAATTGGAAAGCCCTCGTCGACGCCGACGACAAACAGCGACAGGCCTGTATCGAGACCTTGGGATGACTAGAGTGGTTTCCATTCGTGAGCCGAGTCTCGTGAAGGTGTTTGCCGAGGTGTTCCGAGAGAAGCTGAAGAAGATGAAGGAGGAGGAGATGTCGAAGGATACGATGGAGTATGTGGTCAAGAAGCCGGTCACCAAAGTCGTCTTGATTGACGCTTTGATTCGCTGTACGAGCTGCGGCGGCTACAAGCCGGCCTCCGAGGTTGGGTTCCGTCGCATGAAAGATGGCGTGCTCCGGAACCAGCCTCAGTGCAAAGCCTGTCGGGCTGGGTGATGTCCCGCGATATCGACTGGGTGAGCTACATTGGGCGGCTCGTCTTTTGCTATGGGTGTGGTCGATTCGGGGTGCCCGCGAAGAACGGTCGTCCTCCT